ATGAGCCGAGAAGCTCCTCCCACCTTTTACAAATACTACCCAGTTGAAGAATGGCTGCCCAAATTTTTTGCCGGCGAGTCACTCAGATTTTCAAGCCGGACGACGTTCAACGACCCATTCGATTCGCGACCGGCGTTTCAAATTCTCGCCAAGACGGAAGCCGGAAAGAAGTACATTCATAGCAATCTGCGCCGAACGAATCTATCGCCAGCTGAACGAGTACGAGCCGCTGCACGCATCCGCGCTCAAAGCCAAAAGGCCCGCCCTTTTGGGCACGGCGATATTCAGCGCGTGCTCGATGAAACGGGAATCCTGAGCCTGACGACGACTTGGGAAAACATTCTCATGTGGTCTCACTATGGGCAGCATCACCAGGGAATCTGTGTTGGGTTCCATAGCGAAATCGACGTGTTTGCCACGGCTTTGCCGGTCGAGTACAGAAAGGAACTTCCGGTGATATATCGCCCCGACGACGAGGGCGACGACATTATCGGGAAAACGTTCCTTACTAAAGCGAAAGACTGGGAGTACGAGGATGAGTGGCGGATCATTAAAAGAAAGCTATCCACACGAGAACAGCAAGCCGAGCGGGAAGCTTTGGGATACCTCTCATCGGAGGAAATTCGGGTTCTAGTGGATCACCGCGGTCGGGGAGATTATCAGTTCCACACCAGCGCCATTGAAAGCGTGACTTTGGGAATGCGCATCCCGAAGCCGGATGAGGAAAAGGTTTGCGCATGGATCCGGGAATCAGGATTAAAAATCCCTGTCTACAAGGTTAATGAACCTTCAACACAATACGCAATCACCAGAATGAAGCTTCGCTGATGGGCATCACGAAAAATTCGCGCAAGCGAGGGCGTCTCGGTGCTATCGCTTCCCCGGCGCACCGCTATCGAATCGACCATCGAAAGGCTTAGGTCGACGACACTAGGCCGGCCCTTGAACTGCTCTGCACACTCCCGGCTGCCCATCAACACCGCTACTCATGCGATGTCGACAGCACTTCAATGAGCCAGGTCTGCGCATACGTGGGTCCCATGTCTCCACGTTCAAATCCGGAGATCGACATCGTGCTCCCCTTGATATAGAGCACGGCCGCGTCGACCAAGGGAGGCAACGCATCTGGGTGTCCTCGCTGGCTGAAATCGAACAGGTGGGCCGAGCGCATAAACCGATTCAGGTGGTCGTCCCGGCTTTCTTGAATGCGCAGCTCTCCGACAACAGGCTTAAGCGTGCTCAACTGCCAGCGTGGAACCTGCTTGCCTTCGTTCCATAAACGGACAACGCTAACTTTCATGCCGGCACGTCACACCAATATACTGTATATAAATACAGTATATCGCAAACCTGCGCCACAACAAGATCACCTCGGGCAATGACATTACAATAAGGGTATGTGTGCCAACTACCGCCCCTCTACCCGCGAGCTGCTGCAGCAGCATTTCCAGGTCGCGCCGCCGGATCCTGAGTTCAAGGACGAAGCTTTCCCGGGATACATGGCGCCGTTCATCCGGCCGCCGAGCGCTGATTCCGTACTAGGCGATCGAGCATGCACGCTCGGTATGTTCGGCATGGTCCCGCACTGGGCCGATACGAAGCTCGCGCGGCAGACCTACAACGCCCGCACCGAGACGGTCGCGAGCAAGCCCAGCTTCCGCAACGCATGGAAGCGCCGGCAGTTCTGCATCATCCCGTTGGTTTCTTTTTATGAGCCGAACTATGAATCCGGCAAAGCTGTGCGCTGGGAGATCGCAGACGCTGACGGCGGGCCGCTGGGAATCGCGGGAATCTGGGACCACAAGCAGGAAGGGCCGAACGGCCTCCCCCTCCTATCATTCTCGATGTTGACCATCAACGCCGACGGCCATCCGCTGATGCAGCGCTTCCACAAGCCGGACGACGAGAAACGCATGCTGGTCATTCTCCGACCGGATCAGTATGACGAATGGCTGCATGTGCCGGTCAATGACGCGCCGAACTTCTTCGAACGCTATCCAGCTGAACGCTTGGTGGCAAATCCCGCGCCACGGTGACGTGAAATGGAAAAGTCTGCCCTCTCCCTTTTACAGCATGACGAACTGTGCGAAGTCCGCACCGATCAAGGCATTCGCGAGGCCAGATGGCGACCGAACAGCCGCATTTTCTACTTCACAGACAACAATGAGCCGCGGTTCATCCCTGCCGAGGATACGCTGGAATGGTGGCAGGCGTGGGTGAAATTCTGAGGCCCTGACCTGCTTATATACCCCTAGCTTCTGGCAACGGCCTCTTCACAGGCAAGGCCGGCTGCCAGCGTTCATTTCCGCGGCGATCGCGTACGGCAGCAGATCTTTCACTTGGCCAGCCAATTCGACAAGCAGCGTTAGCATCGCCTGGCGGACCTCTTCATTGTAATTTTGAAAAAGCTCGTCTGAAACGATCAATGCCAACGCCTTGATCTGGTCTACAGACCGCAGCAGCACACCCGTTTCCGCCCCCTCCTCAATGACAACGGCTTTCCCGCCAACGCAGGGAAAATACAATGTTTTCTTCTGGGTATCCATATACTCGTTTCTCGTTAGACTGTTACGACGAACGAAGAATGCCTAAAGGACACGCTCATGAGTGAGAAAAAATCTACCGGTCACCAAAATCATGACGAGGCCATGGAGAGGGACAGAAAGATTGACCAAGGGACGGACGAGAGAGTGGCCGCGGGGATCCGGAATGTTCACGACATTGTGGCCGAGTACCACAAAGCCAACGAAAGCAGCATGAGCATGCGGAATATCCTGCCGCTGGTTAGAGAACACGTCGATGGCCCGGTACAGGATTGGCTCGCAAAGTACAAGTCAGAGCCGTTTTCATTTTCGACAATGCTGGCAACTGAAGGGCTGCGAGGTTCACTGTGTTTCGACCGGCTCTGCGACGCGATGGAAGCGCAGTATGGGTGGGATTTCAATCTGATGTTCCCCGACTTGGGGCCAACAAGCTCCTCGCTCGTCTACTTCTCATTCTTCTGCTGCGCCCATTACGGGGACACCGAGGAAGTTGTGATGATTTGCACCGTCCGAGAGGAAGGAAAACCTCGTAGCACTTCGATCGACACCAGGCGCACAAAACGACGGAACGCCCCCAAGAAGAAGGCCAAGGCAATGCTGCACAGTGAGGTCGATTTTCTAGAAAACGGCCCAGGTGATCGCTACTGCCAGCTGTGCCACCGATTTACCGAACAAGCCGATGAAGTCCTCCGTGTTTTCCAGAACCCGGATGAAATCAAATTAACGACTGCGCGCGCCAAAGAGCTTTTGAAGAATCCCAAGGTTCGCTTCTATACGCCAGGATTCAGCGATGAATATTGCAAACACCACTCGCCAAAGAAACAGCCAGTGGCTTACAAAAAGGCGTTGGGACGCCGATCGCTTTATTACGCCACTCGAAAATTTCTGATCCTCGTCCGGCAGGCAAGACGGATAGGCGCTGGGCATATTTCCGTTGTGCGCAAAGCGTCATTCCTGATCGCGAACGAATGTCCCGACCAGAAACTCATCAAAGAGATCCCATCGATTGTCCGTGGCTGGCGTGATTATGACGACGGCGAAGACGACGAAAACTGGCGACATCAAATCTCGTCACATATGGACAAGATCATCGCATCATTTCAGTCGGCGGCGCATCCATTAACTCGGCTTACGGAGTCAATTGCAACTGACAGTTTAGGAGAACTGTACAGTCTCGCAAAGCAAATGGACCTGCTTACCGATCTCGAGGAGGCCCTTGGGGCATCAGGCTTTATCTTCGACCCGTATGTGGTCTCCCTGAAGAACGGCGGCACGGTTTTTGGCTACCAGCTGAGCAACGAAGGCGACTAAAACCAGTAATCGACAATCAACAAACTCCAAGGACAAGCTCTTTACCCAGTGCCCGCAATGCCTCCTGAATCGTGTCGATCTTGGTAGCGTGCCCAAGGTCGATCAGCCGATTCACGTCCTGCGGCCTGGCACCTAGCCGACGCGCCAGCTCAACCGGCTTCACTTGCTGCGCCAGCATCTCGTTCAGCAAAAGCACCTTGGCCGACATGCTGGCCGGCAGTTCGACATACTGGAATTTGCCGCGCATCTTGCTCGGCAACGGCACCGGCCGGCGATCATCAAAATAGAACTCCATCGCCGTTTCCAGCGCGTCCTTGGCCATCTGCAGCGCTTCCTCTTCAGTCGATCCAGAAGTCAGCGCCTCCGGAATATCCGGGAACGACACGCAAAAGCCGTCGCCGTCACGCTCGATCGTTACAGGGTATCGCATACGCTTTTCTCCATCATTGGTTCGAAAATCGAACCACGAGGGCCGTGAAATATCGCGAGTTACCGGAAGCCCCTTTCGGGGCTCCCTCCTTACTTGATCCCGAGTTGTTTCAGAATCCTCTGCCTGAGTCCTTCGCCAATTTCATGGCTTGGGTGCCTCGGCAGGGTGGTCTGTTTGCCTTGGTAGTAGAGCTTCAGGTGCTTGCTGCCGTCCTTCGTTTCTACCCCTTGAGCCTCCAGCCACCGCCGGAACTCGCTTTGCTTCACCGCACCTCCCTTATTCGTTGAACATGGAGAAAGTATAAGCAATTTCGTTTATATACGCAAGAACTTTTTTAAACTTTTTTGTTTATTTTTTTAGGAGCATTACTTACGCAGCCTGCGCGGCAACCATCCTTGCAAGCACGTCTGCTGCAGCGTTGTAGCCGTCGTCCAGCAGCCGCTGGCGCAGATCAAGCGGCATGTTCCTGTCCAGGCTCGAAGCGTATCCAGTCTCCACGAATGCCACTTTCGCTCCGGCCGCTGCCGCCAGATCGACGTGCGTGTTCTCGTTCGACGCCATCATGAGATCGATCACCCGCGGCACAATATCCAGGAATGAGTACACTCCGGGCTGCATCGGCGAGGCCTTGGAAACAAGCTGGATGCCAAGTCGCGGCACTGAATCGATCTCCAGCCGGTCGACCGGGATATTGTTCACCATGCCACCATCCATCAGCATGGCGCCGCTGATCTGGATGGGGGAGTACACGAACGGGATCGCGGCGGAGGCACGCGCAGCGAGGGCTACCGACGCGAACGGTGTCGTCTCCTTGCTGAACTCAAAAGTCACCTGGTTCGCTACGTCGGACGCCATCACCACCAGATCCACATCAAGGTCGGCAAAGGTCTTGCGACCGGTATTCTCTTCCAGCCACTCCTGAAGCGTGTTGCCGGAGCAGTAGCCGAGATTGGTCATGAGCGCCCACAAGGAGAAGCTGAGCATGTCGGACCAGTCACGCGATAGGGTCAGCTCGCGCATCTGCTCAAGCGGCATGCCGCAGGCCGCCATCGTGCCGACGATCGAGCCACCGGACGTGCCAGCGTACTGGACCGGCGTGAAACCCGCATCCCGGATGGCCAGCAGCGCGCCAACATGAGCCGGAAACTTGAACCCCGAACCGCTCAAGGCAATACGGATCGGCTTCATTTCGCGGCCTCGGTCGGCTTTTCGACAGAAACCGGCGTGCCGGGCGCGGCGTGCGGCGTGTTGTAGGTCGCAATGACGGACCAGGATACGTTCAGGCCAGCGCAACCGGTCAGCCCGGCCATCAGCCCAACGAGCACCGTAACCAGCAGGCCGACGCGCGCGCAGTAGAACAAATCGAGCTTCATCCAAGAACCTCCCTTGCTTTTTCATGCAGCGCGACGCGCTGCTCATAGTGGGTGTATCCGCCGTTGATCAGCTTCGTGATCCGGCGGAAGTTGCCGGCGTCGGCCAGCGCGTTGAGCCCGTGGGAATGCCAGAACCAGGCGGCCGACCGGCACGCGTTGCGCGGATCTTCGAGCAGTTCTGGGAAGTGCAACAGCCGGTCATCGCCGAAAAGCGCCATCGAACAGGACAGGTAGTTCGCCCGGCCCGTGACCTGGATCAGGCCGCGCCCCTTGAAGCGGACACCGTCGCCCTCCTCCGAATTGCCGAGGTCCTTCCGGTTCTCGTAGGCCTCGCCACTCGCCAGCTCACGCACGTAGAGCAGCTGACCGGATTCGTGGCCAATCTGCGCTAGGAAGGCAGCCTGCCGCGCGGGCGTGTTGATCTCGTACTCGGCCATTGCTGCGACCAGGTGCGGAAGGAACAGGTCCACGCGCCGCTTTGCCAGCGGCATGATGGCCAGCAGCTGGTCGCCGGTCATTGGGCGCCCCGCTTGTCAGCGCAGACGCGACGGCGGTTTGTGACCACGAACGCGGCAATACCGACATTCAGCACGACATCCGACCAGGTCGGCGTCGGGCTGCCGTAGACGGGCCCGAGCAGGACCGCGCCCGCACCGGTCACCATCACCACCCACGCGAAGCGGATGCCGTGCTTGGTGCACCTGGACATGTTGTTGATGGCGCCGAACAGACCAACGCCGAAGATCACCGCCGCCGCGGCGAGATTCACGGCAAGGATCATTTGACATCCCCCTGCTTCCGCAGCCAGTTCAGCCCAGCAGGAATGAGCACCTGAGCTGTGAGACCGAGGCCCGCTGCACAGGCCATACGGACACCACCTCCGGTACCGACGAGCCAAGGGAAGTAATGGACAGCAGCGGCCGCAATCACTGGGGCAAAAAAGCCTGCCAGGATGGATGAGCTCGCGACCGTCCCGGCAATCTTCAGCGCCGGCATAGACGGCAGATAGGAAAGCGACACGAGACCGCCGAAGAACCCGGCAAGCAGTGCGTCATAGTGCACACCGAGGATTGACCCGGTTAGCGTGATCGTCCCGGCCGCGATCGTCACGCCGACCGTGGAGCTTGCTGGTTCAGCCATTGAGAGCCTTTCTTATTGTTGAGGCAATAAAAAAGCCGCCCTTGGGCGGCCTGCATGGGGATGGGTTGGCACTACAGCGGCTCTTGCTCCGGCGCCGGGGCGGCGGCCTCAATCTCGGCCAGAAGCTCTTCCTCAGTCGGGATCGCCCGCTGATGTGCTTTCACGGCATTGAGGATGCCAGCAGCCGTGTTCCAGACAAGCGAGCGCCAGGCGCGCAGCGCGCGGCCTTCATTCTGGAAGCGAGGAACTGCTGGCTCTTCGGCGTAGCTGATCGCGTGAAGGATCGGGGAAACCTCCGGTCGGTTCGGATCTCCGTAGCCGAACAAGCGCGCCACGTCGTCCAGTCGCTTCTGCACTACGCCGTCGTAATGTTTGATCAACTGCTCCTGGGTCGGCTGCAGCGCTGCATTGTGTTCGTCCATCCGTATCTGACTAAACACCAGTGAACTGCCCTGCCTAACCATCCCGCCAAGCGTGATTTCCGGCAGCGGGCCGTCCTTACGCTCGTCCCAAAGAACGCGCGACTGGTCAAAGTACCCACCGCCCTCGCCGATCTCTATCACCTCTTGTGTTCCAATCGGTGAGTTGACAAGTAATTTACTCATGCTCCAACCTTTCGAATAGAGAACGATGACCCCGCGCTTACGCCGAGATTAGTTCCATCTGTGTGCGCCCGAATAACATCACCCGCGGTGCAATAGGCGGTAGCGGTGACGTGTGAATATGTGTTGTCTGCCGGACAGTACTGCGCTACCAGTCGGTCGGAGACATTGATCGAGGTAACGCCTGTTGTCAGTTGCGCAGAATTGAGTGAAACGCCGATTGAGGCAGTTCCACCGTCTGTTCGATCTACGTAGGTAATGGAATAAAACCCGGTCTCGTTGATCGTAAACGTTGCACCCAACGTAGCGCTGTCTGCGTAAGTTATCGCGGTGCCAACGCTTGTAATCGTTGTGGTGAATCGCCGGATCTTATTGTTGGTTGACCCGTGGCCATTAGACCCAGATAGAACAACCGCGTGATTTCCAACACTGGACGTCCCGGCGTCACCAGTCCTATAAAAATTAACCGTAACTGCGTCACCGTCAGTAATCGAACCTGCGCCCGTTACATAGGTCAAGTTGAACGTATTCCAGGTGCCGTTATCGGTCACGCTTCCAGTGATCCGGTAGATCGCAAACTTCGTCGGGTCGGTCGATTTCGCAACCTTCAATGTACCCTTGACGGTCGATGTTGAGTCATCCCATGTTGCAAGCTCTGCCGCGATTCCGTTTGTGTCGGCATCGGTTTCAGAAATGTAAAGTTTCGTGGCCGAGGCGAGCGTCGTGTTGTCGAATTTAAGCTTGCCGGCGGTAGGGTCAGTCGCCGAAGTGTTGTTCGAATAGGTGTATGCCAGACCTGCATTTTTTCCATTCGTACCGTTTGTGCCGGGGTTGCCTGTCTCACCCTTGTCGCCCGTCCTTGTGAAAAGTAGAAGCAGCGAATCCCCATTCGTGAAGGGACTTCCTGAACTCGATGCAACCTTAACGACGGTCAGATTCCGATAACCTGACTCCGAGCCCTTCGCTGTCAGATTGAAATCGATCCACTTCGTAGGATCAGCCATCTTCACTAAGCGGATTTGTCCCTTTACTGCGCTGGTACTATCGTCAAACGAGTCAATCAGATCAGTGTACGTTGACAAATCCGCCCCAGACAAATCGACGCGAATCGCGGTAGATGTGTCCTGCGCCGACTGATTCAGCCGAAGCTTTCCAGCGCCGGGATCCTCATCAGTCGTTGCACTATCGAACGTGTAAGGAATAGCAAACGCAGTACCTGCGGCAATAGCGTTCAATGCGGCAGCCAACGCGTTCACCTGATCCTTCCATGTATTTACCTCGGTGATATGCGTCGGCATGGCAGCGATCCATGCTGCCCACGCTGCATCGAACGTGGACTGGGATTGCGTGCGCGCCGGTGCCGGAGTTGGCATCGCAGTGATGGTTTGCGTAACGGACATCAGACTCTCCCTTCAATTTGTAGTGACGCTCGGGAGCGAGGGAAGCTTTCAATAACTACCTTGAAGCTTGAGAACGTCCCGTAGATCATGGTGGTTTCGAATTTCGTTGATCCGATCCAGACGACCGGAGTCTGGCGGTAGGAGGCGAGTTGGTTTTCTATCGCATCCTTTATGTCGTTGTCGACGATGCAATCGACGGTCATCCGCTTCGCGTAGTCGCGCACGACCGTTGTGCTTGTCCCATCGGCGTTGAAGGTTGTGCTCGAGTAGTCCTTGATGTCTGTGCTAACGTTGCGCTCGGTAATACCAACGTTGACCACAGGCCCGAGGCAGCACATACCGCACTTGGCTGTTCCGCCGGGTTTGTCGATCGAGATTGAGACTGTGGCAGCGACATACGGAGGCAAATTCGTAAATGCCAGCGCCGTCCTTTTCAGGATGCGGTTGAATCCCCACCCCCAAAAGCTGCTGCCCGAATTCGAGATCAGCAAGCTCTTCGTCTCTGAATAGACAATCCCATCGGTAGGATCGGTGACCGTGACCGTGACGCTGTCGCCGTCCAGACCTCCGAGAAACACGCCGGTCGCGATCGATGCCGGCACAAGGTCAACTTCAATTGAGTCAGTGTTTGTTGTCTGGGTATTGTTTTGCGCGTCGAACATCTTCCATTTGTTCGTAGCACTGACTTCGGTCCAGAACGTGGTATTCGTATCTGGGCTGCGGTTGTAGTTCGACTGAGCGGTCGCTGTGTGCGTGCCGGACTGGCTGCCAGACGTGTTGATCGCGGCACCACCAGCCGTAGCCGCAACCTGGAAGGTATCCGTCGTCGGATTGACGACGTAGTAAGTAGTTGCGGCTGCCAGCCCCGTAGGCAAGGCACCCGATGTCGCAAAGGAAACCGGAGTCCCGGACGATAGGCCATGGGCGGCCCATGTCACAACGCCCGGACTCGCGATCGAGATCGTGACCGCGAGCGACGACGTTGCCTTCACCGACTCGTAGATCTTGTGGGTCGATGTCAGGATGCGGCGGTCACCCAGTGCATATGCGACATTGTTCGCCCATGCCGGATAGTCGTTCTCGAAAACGTTGCTCGCAAAGAGCACCGAGTCGGTCACCGAGATCGGTTCAATGACGTCCATTTTTAGGCAATTTCCACTTTGATTGGTCGGCCGCCGAACGTCGCCGCGTCGATCGCTTCGGCAGTAGAACTGGTGTGAAGGGCAACTGAATACAGGCCGTCCTCGATGCACTTCCTGAGTTCAGCGTTCTCAGCGCGCAATGCACGTATTTCCGCAACCAACGCCGAGTCATCCCGACCTGGATTTGTCAAACTGCGCAACAGTGCTGTACTGACGGCATTGCTGAAGATCGTTTCAGGACCGGTGTAAGCGAGTTCCGGCCCCTTCTCGCCAACCAGTCGCCAGCCACCTGGGTGGTATCCGCCGGTCGCATACCCGTGAATCTTTTTGAACTCATCACTGTTGATGAAACCTTGAATGACATCGGACGGCGTCAATGCGCCACTGCCAAGAAGATTGGTCCAGTGCGCCAAGCCGGCTGCGTCGCTGGCACGTCCGAGATATTGCGAGTAGAGCGATTCGACGAACTGCTGATCGGCCGAAGGCGCTACTGCCGAGGCGCCGCTGCCGGCACCTTGGTTTGGCACGGCTACCGGCCGCCCTCCGGCCGCAACGAGGACCCGATTCAGACTCTCGATCGCATCCCGCACCGACAGCACGCCGAGATTCACACCGTTCAAGGCGTCAATCTGCGTCTGTGCCGATTCCAGGATGCCGTCGAGACGTCCCATCTCGTCGTTGTAGCGTTGCTCGGCCAGATTGGTCTGATTCTCCAGTTCGCGCAGCGTCTCTTCCTCGATGCTCAACTGAGAGTCCGTCAAATCCGCGAGCTCCGTGATGCTGTTGCGCTGCCGCTGCAGTTCGCGCTGATAGTCGGAGAACGACACGAACATTTCCTGCGTCGGCTCTCCAAGCGCGCTGATCGCCGCCTGAATCGACTCCGAATCTGGGAACACGCCACCTGCACGAGCGATCGCCTTCGCGGCCTCGATCTGCGCCAGTGCCATTTCGCGGGCTGTGCTGACGTCGCTCGGCGCGCGCATGGCGTTGACTGCAGACCGGAGCGTGCTCGACAGGCTGGACAGCCTACTGACCGACTGATTGACGATCTTCAGCCTCTCGTTCAGATCGCCGAGGATGCCTTCGTAGTTTTCGGTGATCGCCTTGCGCTGTGCGTCGATAGAACGCTGCAGGCTGCCGTATTGGTTCTGAACGCTATCCAGGGCAGCCTGCCTCTTGTCCATCGCTGCCTGCTTCACCTTTTCTGCCGAGGACTCGGTAGAGTTGGCGACGAGAAGAAATGCCTCCTGGATACCCATCAGCTGGGCGTACGCTTTCGCCCCGGCCTCGCTGGACAGATCCAGCGATTTCACCAGGGCGGCAAACTGTTCCTTTGTCCGGATACCAGACCAGCCCACCGTCGCCAGCACCTCATCCACCTGTTTGATCACAGGGGCAAGGCGCTCCTCTTCTGATAGGAAGTTCTGCGAGAAGAAGTCAGTTCCGGCTGCCAGCTTGTCGATTCCGCCGGCGAGGTCGATGATGCGCTGGCGCGCTGCCGCCGAAGCCAGGCCGGCAACGCCGAATGCCGTTTCCGCGTTCTTGCCGAGGAGCTGTGCGACCGAATTGGTTGCTGCGAAGACCGTACTGAGTCGCGCGAAGGTGTCGATGACGGTTTCGCCCTTGGAAGCAGCCCCTTCCAGCTTCTTGAAGTCGATGGCTTCGCCAAAGACCTTGGCAAACCCGGCATTCTTGACGAACTCGCCGCCCAGGCTAAACAGCTGGGACGTGAACGCCGCAAGCTGGCCTTCCACACCCTCCACTCCGGCCAGCGCTGCCCGGCGCGCATCGAAGATCCGGACAATGTCATCAATGAATGGCTCGATCGCGGATGCGACGCGGCTCTTGGAAACAGTCTCTCCCGTGCCGAAGTTGCGCTCGCCGTCGATCGTGTTGGTGAAGTACCGGTTCGCCGCCTGCTCGGCTGTATCGATCGAGGTACGGAAGGCATCGACGAATTCCCGCGCCATGCTGTCCGACATGGAGGACAGGGCGCGCTGGATCTCTTCTTGCTTTCCTGCATCGTCGAAGTCGCGGAGGGCTAGGCGGAATTCGTACGAAAACCCCTTTAATAGGTCGCCGCCGGCGCCAATGGTGTCGCCGAGGGACGAGAAGTTGTCGTACATGCTCTTCACGGCAGACGAGAACGTCTGGTCGACGGCTGTGTCCAGCGCCGATGTGACGGTCTTGTCGCCGCGGAGGAATCCCCCCTTTCTGAACTCGTACGACTGACCGGAGAACTGATCACCCGTAATGGAACCGAGCACGCCCGAGCCGGCAAGCTTCGTGCCGAATGCGCGGTTGATCGTCCCAGTGACCAGGCCACCGATCGGGCCGAACAGCATGCCGATATTGTTCAGCGCCTGGCCATGATTGATCTTGTAGCCGTTCGAGATCAGCGAGGAAATACCTCGGCTGGCGAGCATAGAAGCAACAATGCTTGCCACCTGGCCGGCGGCGGAGGCAAACGGCGTCGCACCAGTTTCCGCGGCACTTGGCAAGCCGGCCTCGAAAGCGGCGTCAGAGAAGCGTGTGGCGTTCCCGGTCCAGCCGACGGCGTCCATGGCACGTTGAACAGCTGCGGTAACTGTATTGCCGACACCACTGAATCCCGTACTGAAGCCGTCCCAAAGCGTCCTGCCCATTGAGAACAAGTTTGAAGTCTGCATCAAACCGCTGACGCCGCCAGTAGCTGGTACGGCAGCCGGATTCAGAATGGAAGCGCCGAATGCTGCAATCGGCTGAATGATTGGACTGAATACCAGGCGCGCAAAGGATGCCTTCAGGCCATCGATCAGACTCTTGAAGATGTCCTTCCCTTTTGTGACGCCGCGACCGATCGCATCCCCAATCCAGTCCTCAATGCGATCAAAATCGCGCTTCCACTGGTCCGACAATTTCTTCGCAGCATCCAGCGCGTCGACCTTGGACAGAGCGGCCGCACTACGCCTTTTCGCGTCAATCAGCTTTTCGAGACTTTCAATCTCGTCCAACGTGAGGCCGAGCGAAGATCTTTGGGCGTACTGTTCTTCCAGGCGCGCCAGTTCTACTGCCGCGATCTCGCCACGGGTCATTCCGTATGTCTCAGCCAGGCGTTCGTTTGAGTCTGCTTCCCGTTGCGCACTCTCGACAGCCTTTTTCGATTCGGATGCGATCGAGCTGTAAAGCCGCTCAATTTCAACCTTTGCGGCCTTCGACCGCTCGAGCGTTTCCAGGGTGCCGAGCCTTGCAAGGGCGAGATCCTTCTCCTTGCTGGTGAGGCTAATTGCGCCGGACGCCAAGTCGGCATACAGCTTCGCACGCATCTTCTCCGCTTCGGTCAGCTTCTCGGAAGACGACAGCGCGGCATTCTCAACGGCGATCTTTTCCGATATGGTGCGGATCAGCTTCTCATAATCACTGATCGCATCTGACACATCCTTCTTGTTTCCACTCGTATAGCCGAGAGTCTTCTTCTGTGGCGGAGTAGCGGCCACTTCGCCAGAAAACCGTCGATCATTGAAGACAACACGACCTAGATTTGCATTAACGGCATCTTCATAGGCTTTAGTGTTTGACTTGCCCAGCGCGGCCCAAGCGGCATCGGTTTCTTTCCGAACCTTGCCATTGCGCATGTTGTCAATGAATCGTCCCCAGCGCTCTGAGAAAGTCGTGTCTTCGTTTGGCGTCAAACCAGGCAGAAGAGCAATCGCGACTCCCTTTGAGTTTTCCAGCCAGTTCCTACCTTCGGCGCGAAGAGCTGCAATTACCCGTTTTGCGTATAAGGCCTTGTCAATGACGGTTGCGATGCTTGATGCGACATCATCCGCCCACTCTTTGAGCCCGCTTCCCTTAGCCATGCCTTCTGATGCGGCATTGTTATCGTTAATTGCCTTCAAAAGCGCATTCATAGCCGGCACCAAGGCCTCTGCGATGGATGTGTACAGCTCCTGTGACTGCACACGCATGATGCCGAGTTGATCCTTGAACTCAGACGCCCTCTTTGCAGCATCGGATGAGGCACCGCCGAACTTGTCGACGTTCTCCGCCAGATCGTTTAGGTATGGCAACAAGTCGGCGCCGGCCTTGCCGAAGAGGTCAGTAGCCAGCGCTGCTTTTGATGCGCCGTCTTCGTAGTTCTGTAGATTCCGAGCGATGTCAACCATCACCTCGGACGGGTCTCGCAACTTACCGGCAGCATCCCGCGCGGAGACGCCAATTGCTGAAAGTGCGCGGTTGACCTTATTCGACTCGTCATCGACGGTAGCCATGCCCTTGGCCAGCTTACTAATGGCACTGTCAACCGAACCAAAGTCGGTATCAAATGCAGCTGCAACCTTCTGTAGCCTGCTCAGATTTTCGACGGACGAACCGGTTTTTTGGGCTACGTCGTCCAGGCGTGCAAGAGTGTCGATCGCGGCGTTTATCTGACTGATGATTGTTCCGACGCTTACGAGCGTTGCGATAGATGCAGCGGCGACCTTTGCATAGTCAGAGATCGATCCAAAGGCACGCCCAAGACCATCCGCTGATTGCTCAACAGCTTTATGCTTGGCATTTACCTGATCAAGCCGATCCAGGTAAGGCCTCAACTGGTTAAGGTCTGCGCCGCGAATACGGGCCAGCGCCTCTTGGTACTCACGAGAGGTCTTGCTTCCCGCTTCAAGTGATGCGACAAGGCGCTGAATCGAATTGATCTGGTTGCGCGTCGCTGCGTCGACCTTGGCGGCAGAGCCTGCAGCGTTCTCGCCAATCTTCGAAAATCCGGCAGCGGCAGACTTGCCCGAAGCCGCGGCCGATGCGCCAAGATCATTGAGCGATTTCTTCGCTCTGCCGACACCAGCTTCAACGCCGGAGGCGTCCGCACTGATCTCGATCTGCGCTTTCAAATCACCTGACATCTCGTCTGCCCATAAAAAAAGCCCGCCGAAGCGAGCTCTATAAGTAAAAAGGCCCACCGGGATACCCCTGGTGGGCCAATACGTACTGCTTACATCCTAATCTGATTTATTTGCAATGCCTTCCATTGCCCGAGTAAATACATACGGAATCACTACCATTGCCAAAGCCATCGCAGCGCCTGCGGCCTCTTGCGGAGCGCTCTTAGAATCCAGCATCGCAGACAAGAACAATGAAACTGCTGGCAGTGACGATAGCGCCGTAATAATCCAACACACCTTTACAAACCACCTCATACCCCCTCCCAGTGAAAGGGGTATGTTACTACAGCGTCTCCTTACAGCATGCACCCCTCATGAAGCCGACGCTTTGCGCAGACATACGCTTCATGCGCCTCTTCCTTTGTCTCCCATAGACCAAGATGCTTGTTCTTACGATTAACTCTGATGCTGGCGGCCCACTTCTTATGACGACCAGACCAGGTTACCCCTAGAAGCCCGCTTGATCGATTATTGCACTGAGCTTCTCGGCGATTCTCATTATTGGTTCGCCTAGATACATCGCGGAGATTGGCGATTCGATTGTCTGAGCGCACGCCATTGATATGGTCCACCTCATTTTTCGGCCACTCCCCACAAACATATAGCCATGCCAATCGATGCGCTCGAAAACGACCTTCGGGGAGTCCAATAAGGATATATCCATGGCCGTTCTTCGACCCGGCCATGTCCCCTACCCTTGTGTTCCGCGAAATGCTGACCTTTCTCGTAAATATTCCTGTTTCAGGGTCATAGGATAAAAGTTCCCGCAATCGCTCCGCGGTAAGCTCCTTAGCCATCAGGCCACCCTCCGCAGGTACTGACTTTCAATGAACTGTCCCATGCGCGCATTCGCGAGCTCGACGACCTTATTGAGAAGCGATATTGGCACGTATTCATTGATCAACGTGCTCAAGTCACCGAAGGCGGCCGGATCGATAATCGCGGCGTTCAATGGGACTTCAGTAAATTGCTCTTGCCCATTCGAACTGAAACTGACTAGCCAGCGGCGGCTCAAGATACTGACCGGCTGGGTCTGCGCCTTGTACTGACCAGTCTTTCGAATGGCCGGCAGCACCTCACCTGTCACCCACTTTCTGAAACGGTACGGCACCGTTCCCGGCTTCACTGCATTCCGGCACCGAAGAATCACCGTGTACAGCCCAGATTCGCTGATCACATTAATTTTCTGCTTGCCACGAACGGTGTCACTTAAAGTTACACCCTTTTCATCGGCGTCCAGATTCGAAATCGCTTTTCGTGGATTTTCCAAGCCAAGCGCGCCGCACACGTCATTTGCAGAAAACCAAGGCTCACCGTCCTTCAGGAACGTCCTTACCCAATGGTTATCAAATTTAAAAACGTCATGCTCTGTGCTAATATTCATTCGTTCACCTTTTCCGAGTTGAACACCAAAGCCCTGACTACTGCTTCCCGGCACTGTTCAGGGCTTTTTCCTTTTGAGCCTCGGCTGCAGCCACGCCAGCCTTAAGCAAGCTCACCATCTGCCAATTCAGACTTCTCTCCGCCCCCCTTGCCAGCGCGACTGCTTGCGCATGCACGTCTGCCGGTATCCGGAGTGTGATCCTCACCTGGTCCTTCTTCACTCATCCCCCTTTCCGTCACTAATGTAGTGACATGCAGTCACTATACAGTCACTGATGCCTAGTGTCAACATAGTGACATGGAAGATCAATATCGAAGCCAGTTTCGGCTCCCGTACCCCCTATATGAGCGCCTGAAGGATGCCGCAAGCGCATCTGGACGCTCCTTGAATTCAGAAGTCGTGTTCCGACTGGAACAAAGCTTCAACCTTGCAGGCGACCTCACTACTGTTTCCGACGCCCAGATTCTTCAGGAAATGGTTAAGAGGTTCGGGGGCGGCGTCCAGATTACTGTCACCAAGGTTGATCCGGACCAAGCTCCCTAACTTTTTTCGTGCATGACTTCCAGCGCCACCCGCTCAAGCACTTGAAGATCGTCGAATAGCGCGCTCCACTCCTCGTCGGTCAATCCCATACGGTTCATCAACGGGATGACCGCCTCATAACAAAGTCCAGTTGCGCCGCCCACGCCCACGCGCCACTGAGTTGAGAGGCGCTGGAACAACTCCACCGCCCGGACGTTTTCCGGCCATAACTCGACGGGTTCCTGCACATCGTCGAGTGTGAGCCCGAACATCTCAAGTTCTTTAGCGTCCGGAGGCGGGGTATATATCGCGCGGGCGACTTCCGCTAGTTTTTTTGGCGGTACCCGGCGCCAGTGGATTCGCGCAGATAAGTTTCGAAGATCGCCTGGCTAGAACCGACATATTGCTGAGCCAGTTGCTCGACGTGCTCCTCATCAAACGGCTCAGCCAGCTCCCATCCAGAGCACATGTCCATGATCACTTCGACATCTCCCCTCCCATCGTTCGACTCCATGAACTCCTTCAGCTGGTCTTTCGACCTGTGCTTGAACGTGAACTCGACATCGGTAGTGCCGGCACCAGGGACGGGGATTGCTACCTTTGCCTTGAAGGTAGGATTCGGGGTCAGTACGAGCTTTGCTTTTGCCATGGTTAAAACCTTTCGCGTGGTATCGAAGATTGCCCGTGTCCAGCCCGCCCGCCACGCGAATGGCGAAGCGAGCCGGATCGGTGCTCTGTGGTTGTGGTGCTATCAGTGATTAGCTGGCATACCGGACGGGGCGCGACAGGAGGGACAGCGTCGCCTGAACGGCCATGACCTGGTTTTTGGTCATCGACGGCGTTTCGTTGAAGCCGACATAACCGTTGTAGAGCGCGATCGCGCTGTTCGGGAACGTAATCTTCGACGCACGGGTTGCGCGCGCTTCGGCTGCCGTTTTCAGCGTGGTGTAGCCGGTCTGGGACGGGTCGTCAGCGATGCTGAGTGTGATCGTCTGCGGGCTTGCCTGCGTCGGCAGCTGAGTCTCGAAGTCCTGCTCGAGGAAGCTGTAGCTGGTGAACTGCATATCGCCGCCGCTGGTCTGGCAGTCGAGGATCTGGGTGATCTGCGTCCAGGTCGTGACTTTCTGCACGCTGCCGGTGCCAGAGCCCGCCGGGTAATCGGTAGTGCTCGACGTGTCGTAACCTTCGAGGTTGAAGGTGTTGGCAGTCACGCCGGAGACACGCACCACGCGGTTGTTGAGCTTCGCCCAGCCACTGGTCACGACAACATAGTCGCCGTTGCTCAGGCCGTGAGCAGTCGAGGTTGCGACAGCCGGATTGGCATTGGTCAGCGCGGTCACGGTCAGCGCCGAGCCATACGCCGTCGCAAGGGCAATGGTGATGCCATTCGGGAGAGATACAGCCATGATTTACCTTTCTTGCCCACTTGGGCATAAAAAAAGCCCCTTGAGGGGGCAAGAAACGTCGGTCACACGATCGACGGAAACGAAAAAGCCGCCGAGGATCGCTCCTGGGCGGCTTTACTGGGTGGCCTTTCGGCCGAAGTCTTTATCTATCTGACCAGATGCTGAAGTCTTGCTGCGCTCCATACACAGGCCCGTCAGGCTCGTACCTGGCCGTCGGCGCTCCGAGTGGACGCGCCTGAAAAGCGACGGCAGTTGTCAAGCTGTTTTCAACCTGAAGCGCGAGTGTTGCTGCTGCCGCGCGTGTCGCAGCCCAAGTGGAGAACTGAAATCGGCCGTTCTGTTTGCTCGGCACCATGTTGTCCACGAATGTCACAACATCGCCGCCTACCTGCTGATAGACGATATATGGCTTGGCAACGTTTGCTGGAGCCACATCGGGATACACCCGGGTCGAAACCAGACCCTTCAGCAAGTCGAAAATTGATGCCTCGACTGTCATCTCCGAACTCCTGAAATCGCACCCTCCATCAGCGCCGCGAAGGTGTCATTTGCGACGATCAGCGAAAGGTCTTTTGCTGCGTCATATGCTGGACGCAGGAATGGGTGAGCCGGCGCTCTGCTCGTTCCGTACTCGACCATGAATCCATAGGGGGCACGTTGGTGGTTCCACGCGACGTGATAAGTCGCATGCCCATCCCATGAGTTATCCCGAGAGAAAACTTGGTAGATGCTGTCCCTGAGCGTGCCGGCCGGGAACCTGTACTTCTGATGCGTTCCGTAGAAGACGTGTGGCTTATCACCAACCGGCACACGTAGACGGACCTCGCCGTAAAGCACCGCGGCGCCAGCCTGCGCTGCCGGTCGGACAAATTCCTCCGCCTTTTCTGTGATGTTGTCCAGCTGGGCATCCAAGGATCGCGTGTCAAGCTTGATCCTCATCGACTCAGCCACTTACCACCTCGCACGCGAGATCAACGCATTCCTTCTTGGCCACGTCCGGCAGAACTGCCGTGATGTTATAGACCGTCTGTCCATGCACAACGCGCATACCTGAGTTGATACCGGTGCGGTACCTGATTCGAATACTGGCCTTGACAACGGGTGTCAGCGCAGTAGCTTTCACTGTCTCAATGCCGTTCAAATGGCGGATGTCTGCCCAGACCGATGCGACATCGGTCCACGTGTTCACCGGCTGCCCGTCCGGCTCCTGGCCGACTGCCTTTTGCTGGATCGTTACAAGGCTACTAAGCTTTCCGGCGTTCACTTAGGGCCTCATGCCAAGACAACGCAGAAAGGATCGAGCATGCGATCCACGTGCGGAAGCGGCGTAACGACGCCGGCCGCATTCTCCCCGCGGTGCTCGAACATTGTCTCGACACGGAGAAGAATCCAGTTCCGAATGCCAGCTGGCACGTCTGAAGCAACGTCGCCGTAGCCAGCGGTGTAATCAATACGGACACTGCCGATCTGCGGCAAGGTTTGTGGCCAAGCCTGGCCAAAGGCCTCGGAAACGAGTCCAGGGCAGCCAGATAGCTCCGTTGCATAGACGGACGAATCGAGTGTTTGCCATTGCCCGGCCATATCCCGATACGTGATCGCGGAGATCGTTTGCACGACTCCCTTCTCCAACTCGACACATCGAGGGAATCCATCCAGAACCAGCCGCCAGCCCTGCGTTATGAAGCTCCGGCCGGTATATGCCTCCGCGTACTGCCGAGCCGCGCTGATATACGTTTCGATCAGCGGATCCTCAGTCGTGGGGTCGTCGGCTGTCAGCTTCAACTGCAGTCGTGCCTCCGCAAGGCTGATCGGCTCCTCTGCAGGTGGCGTGGTCTGGACTAGCATGGCTACGATCTTTACTTGGACGTTTTCTTACCAGCAGGCGCTTGCGTAGGAGCAGACTCATCCGTGGTGGCGGCCTGAGCTTCAGCAGCATCGGAAGATGCTTCCTGTTCTGCAGCCGCTGCCTTCGCGGAGACGTCGTCCATCGCATCCACTTCAACAGCCGCACCGCGCGTGATGCACAGGCGGGTTTCGTCAGTCAGGTCGTATGCTTCACCTGCCTTGAATTTCTCGACGCCGGCATCAAAGTGCGAGACCAGGAATTTAGCTTTCTTCATATCGGTTCTCCGAGTGTTTGGAAGTGAAGGCGGCCTCGCAGTGTGGCCGCCTTCATGCGTTGCTTAGCCGATCAGGTCTTGATCTCGGCCACGCTGGAAAGGTCGTTGTCGACCTCCGGCTGGTAGCGGCCATCCACGCCGACCACAGAGACGGCAGCCGGGCCGCCGGTGGCGCCACCAGTGACGAGACCGAACTTGACATACTGCTTGCCCAACGGGCCGAGCTCGTCGGCGCGCACCTGGATTGCGATTTGCTTGTTATCGTTGTTCGAGGCATGCGCGGCGAGTTGCGTGGCAGCCTTGAGCTGCGTTGCACCGGAACCATCCGAGTTGCAGGTGTAAGCCTTGAAGTCGATGGTCTCAGCGGCCATGTTGCCAAGGAAGGCTGTAGCCAGTACCTGATGGAATTTCGACATGTCCACCACGTCGGTGAACAGTTCCGTATTGGCCACGGTTTGGGGGTCGATAGTGCCCACGAGTGCCAGCTTTTCGCCAGCGCCAGCGTTGACGGTCATGATGTTCTCCTTAAGATAAGCGGGAATGCGTTAGATGCGCCGCGAGCACGAGACCCGCGGCACATCAGGGGCTGCTCGGATTACGAGCGGGTCTGCAGTTGGACGAAGTGCGACAGGGTATTGCTGCCGTTCGCCGGAGTGACGGCGGCGGACGATTTCGGCTGGCCATCCACGCGGAACGTGGCACGGAACGCAACCGCGTCGGCGTCGAAGTACAGGTGCATCGACGCAGCCGTCTGGATGCCGCCGGATCCCTCGATGGACTGATAGCCGCGCAGGTCAACAAGCGAGACGTCGCCCTGGGTGCCGATCGACTTGGCGTGCTGGGTGACGATGACCGGGCGGCCAAGCAGGAAGCCGTAGGGATTCTGCTTCGCGCCCTCGCTCGCCGGGATGTACACCGGCTGATTGCCGAGAGTCATGGTGAACAACTGCGGCAGCACGTCGTTGTTGATCAGCCAGACAGCACTGCCGTAGGCACCAGGCAGCAGACGGGCAACCATCTTGGACGCGTTGGTGATGTTGAACGTCGCCGCAGCCTGTCCGGATTCCTTGTCTTGCGTCACAACACCGCCGCCGATCAGGGCGCCGAGGGGAACGCCAGCGCCAACGCCGAACAGGATGGCTTCGTCCGTCTTCCAGCGGATGGAGCGCGACATGTTGGGCGTGAGGTATGCGCCCAAGGCGGTGGCGTCGGCCATTAGCTCGTCGGACATCGGAACCAGAGCCATCAGTTTTTTCAGCTTGAGCTCCATGCGGCCGAGGACGGGCTTTGTCGGCGTGCCAGCCGCAGCCTCACTCTGCCAGTAGGCACGGATGCCGTTGGAGCCCCAGGGCGTGGTCTCGTCCTTCGGCAGCGACATGCTGTTGCCCTCGATAGGAAGGCGATCAGTAAGCGGCAGAAGCGCCTGCTCTTCGAGAGACAGGCTCCACAGGTTCGAGGAGAAGCCCGGAGGAATCAGGAAGCCGCCATCGGCACCATTGGCCTCGCCGCCGTACGTGCTCGGAGCAGCCGCATTGGGCGTCATGATCGGGCCACCGGCACCGACCAGCGGCACAAGGCGCGGGTCCATACCGGCACCGGTGCGAACACCGAAACCAGCAGAGCGCACGGAGCGGGCGAAGTCGCCCAAACTACGGAAACCGCGATTCGGATCGTGGTCGGCGTTGTGTTCGACCGAGATGCGGCCGTTGGGGAGGGTCACGCTGGAGGCAACCGGCGGCGCGTTCTGGCCAGCGGCGCCACCGGCCATCTGGCTGGTTGCGTTCAGACCTGCTTCTTCAGCAATCAGGGCCTGCTCACGCTCGATTGCAGCGCTGGTGGCAGCAATGCCGTCGCGCATGGCAGCGTATTTCGCCTGTTCTTCGTCGGTCCAGGCGCGATTTTCGGCCTGCGCCTTGGCGTCGACTTCATCATTGAACTTGCGGGCGGCTGCTACCTGTTCGACTTTCTTCGCCTGCAGAGCACGGAGTTTTGCGGACATATCGGTTCTCCAAAATAAAAACCGCCCGTAGGCGGCCAGAAATGAAAAAGCCCGCTCAAGGCGGGCTTCGGGGATGCACAACGGCCCAAAGGGGCCTCACGTTCAGATCAACGGACCTGTCAGCGAATGGGCCGTGCCAGCCCTGAAAGACTTATAGGGAAAGGAGTTCGAGTTCGTTTCGGTTTGCCTGTGCGGACCGACCTGAGCGGCGGCCAGATTTCGCATCACGCTGCATCTTCCGCACGATGTCATCCATGGTCATGATTCCATCAACCATGCCTTCGGCCAGCGCCGACTTGGCGCCGAGGACGCGCCCCTGCCCCATTCCGTCGCGCACTTGGGCGACCGGAACATTGCGGCCCTTGGCAACTGCGCTAGTAAAAGCAGCGTAGTAATCATCGATGCGCGACTGCATGAAGGCCATTGCTTCGTCCGACAGTGCGTCGTAGGGATGACCTTCCACCTTGAATTTGCCTGCGGAGATAAGCTTGATGTCGACGCCTTCCTTCTCCAGGTACCCCTTGATGTTCTGGTGCGCGCTCCAGACGCCGATGGATCCGACTTCGCCGCCTGGCGTAACGTAGAACTCGCTTGCCGAAGCGCCAATCCAGTAAGCAGCGCTAGCGGCGAGGCTGGATGCGAAGGCAACAATCGGCTTTTCCTTGCGAGCCTCGCAGATCTCATCGCCCAGTTCCTGCACGCCGTACACGCTTCCACCCGGGCTGTGAATGTGCAAGAGGACTTGGCCGACGGAGGAGTCAGCCATCGCCATGCGCAGGGCTTGGCTGATGTCCTCGGTACTGGTGCCACCCTCGCACAGACCGAGTTGATCGGCTCGCTGGACAATTGTGCCGCGGATCGGGATGACGGCAATGGAACCGCCACGAGTCTCGCCGCCGCCAACTTTCGACATCACTGTCGTAGGTCCGGACGGCTCGTGATCATCGTCCTCCATGGCCCGCGGCGGACGCTGGGCAATCCCCTCCTTGACGGCGACGCGCCGTGCCAGTACTGCTGCATAGGCAGCCATGACTTCCGGACGCAGTGCCCAAGGCTGCGACAATGCAAAGGCGATGAGGTGGTGGTTCATGCTGGAACTCCTAGGGAAATGAGGGCAGCAGTGAGCTGCTCCTCGGTGTCAGATGGGTCGGGGCTCCACGCGGCAGCCCGCTCTTCGCTGATGCCGAGCGCCTCGGCCAGAACAGCTGCGTCGACAGACTTCCCAGCCTTGAGTCGGCGCGCCATGCGCGCTGCGTTGCCCTGCAGCACTCGCGCGAGCCGTGCGCCCGTATCGTCGACGGGCCCGGCCGGCTGGCTCGGCCGCTGCTGCTCCTGCTTTTCAGCCTGCTCCAGCGTCATCATGTTCGCCGGCTGCATCGGCTCATCGAGGCCATCGATAGGGTCGTAACCCTCTTCCTCGCGCGCCTCGTTGCGCAGCAAGATGCCGGACAGTACAAGGCGGGCGAGACGTTCGGCACGGGACTTGCCGTCGCCCAGCATCATCACGGTGTGATCGAAGCAAGGCTCGAGATCGCTTTCCTCGCCGAGCAAAAAGAAGGAAATTGACGACTCCCACAACCGGATCCACGGTAGCATGGTGTCGTTCCAGAACTCGATACCTTGGTGCTCGATGTTGTTGTTCGTGGACCGTTCGAGGTCCATGATTTTGTGCGGAGGCACGCGGAAGATGCTTGCGATCTCGGACCGCTTTGCACCTCGGCTCTCTAAGAACTGGGCATCACTGTGTTTCACGCCAAGTTCGTGGAACTTCATTCCCTTCTCAAGTACCGCGACCTTCCCCCGGTTGGCACCGCCTTGGTTCTCCTGCCAGGAGTCCCGGAATTTCTTTTTCGCCTCGTTCGTTGCGAAGCTCCCCGGGTATTCAATCCAGCCGCCGCCAGGTTTCGCGTCGTTTGAGAAGAACCGGCTCGCGTAGGACTGCATGGCCAGACCCTCGCCGATTGCTTCGCGAGCCAGCTGGATCATGCTCAAGCCCATGTAGCCGTCGTCGCTCATGCCGCGCAGGTGCCAGATTTCATGTCGTGCAAAGGGCAAGGTCCGTCCGTCCTCGGACAGGTAGACGTATCTGTAGCTGCCGTTGGACAACGGCTCAATCGACATCCGGTCAGGGTGCAATGGCAGCAGTTCCGTGATCTCGCCGCGGCTGTTCGCTGCAATCTGGCAGAAGGCATTACCACGCAAGGCCAAATGCCCCATGAGCATGAGCCGAAATTCGTAAGGCGACTGGAAGCGGTTCGGTGCCTTGGCGAGCAGCCGGTATAGCCAATGATTTCGCACCTGTGGGCCACGACCGCGAGCCCGCGGCTGAAACAGCATGAATGGCAGCACGGCAAATGACTCCGCGAGAACTCGCACGCAAGCAAGCACCGCCGGCAAGGTCATGGCCGTGGATGGCGTGACTCTCGCACCGGAGCGCGTGAGCAGTCCGATCGGCTCGAACCAGAATCGCCCAAATGGCGATCGATCATTCGCCTCGGACCTGACGCGGCTGATAAACATCAGTCGGTCTCCGCCTTAGATTTTGCGGTCTCATCAGGCTGCTCCCAGCCTGCAATATAGGCAGCAGCAAGTGTCAGGACGATAAGCAAAGCGCCAGCGATAGCGATGCCCCAGCCAGGATGAATAACGATACCGCCTGCCAGCACCATCAGCCAGCCAAGAAACAGGCAAATGTTGAAAATTTTTACATTCATGCGGTCACCAGTTCATAGTCCTCGCCAATCACCATGGCGGAAGGGTTGAGCGCCATCAGGGAAACGGCGTTGAAGCCAGCCATAAGGGGGTCAATCTTTGCCTTCCCTGATGCCTGCTTCGTGATCAGGATGGCGTTGCCTTTGTCCTCGACACGCGCATTACCGACGCACCAGGGCATAAGTCCGCTCTTTGCGACCAGAATCTCGCCGCCGGCTAGCTTTCGCTCCGTCGTCTTGATCGCTCCGTTCAGCTTCCAGCCCTGGGAGATCGCCACGATCTGCTCAAGCTTGATCCCGCGCTCTTCCGTCGTGAGTTCGTCGACGACATCGCCAATACCCGCCGGATCCACGCCGATTGCTTTTTCGTCAGGCAGCAGGCCAGCTTCTTTCACCTGGCAGATCATGTCGGCGAGCTGTTCGACGTCATCCCCTGGCTGCTTGACGATCGTCAGATCGCCCTCCTTTTCGAAATCCCGGAGGCGCTCTGCAATTTCCTTGCGGCGCTCGAGCACGATTTCATGCGCCCATGCATGCGACCACCACAACCATTTCCGCGTCACCTTCTCGCGGCCGATAAACGTCAGGCCGAGAAGGTCATCCAAGCCGCCGCCGTCAATCCCGGCGGTCACAACCTCACAGCGGTCCAGCAGGTCTGCGAGGCTGAAGAGCTCGGTTGCGTGTTGCTCCCAAAAGTCAGCGCCGGCCCATCGATCGGACCGCAGATTCAAGCCGATTTCGACGTTCAGATGCTTTGCCAGGAACGTCTGGAACGAACCGTCCAGCTTGTGCTGCAGCTTCCTCAGCTGATCTTCCAGCCATTCGCGGCTAACCGACCGGCCGATATTCGGGTTCGTAATGTAGAAGGTGTCCGAATCGAGGTAAGCCTTCTCCTTGATCATCTCCGGCGGGTACTCGTAGAGCACGCCGAGCGACTTCGGATCGACAATCTTTCCGTCCCGGACGTCGCGGTAATACTGCAGCTTGTCCTTGAAGACGCCAGCCGGTGGTTCGTCGCTCTGGGTCGACAGGTAGATCACCCACCCCTCATCGCGAGAGATCTGTCCACCGGTCGCCTCTTGGAACATCGACTCGGAGTTTGCTCGTTTGCCGAAAATCCAGTGCTCGTCCACCAGAATCCGCCCCGACTTTTTGCCGGAGACCGTGTCGGTATCAGCTGCCACCACCTTAAGTGAAGCCCGAGTGACGCGATGCGTGATTGTCCGGATGTGGTCCTGGATATGGAACATGGCCGACAGCTCGTCGTCGGCTCGAACCATACCGGCCGCCGGTTTGAAGCTGTTGTCCGCGACTTCCTTCGTCGGCGCGAGGATCAGGTGCTCCTCGTCCTCACGCCAGCAAAGGATGACGGCCGTCAGCATGATGCCGGCGGCAATCGTCGATTTTGTGTTCTTCTTACTGATCAGCAGGAAGAATTCCCGGATCAGCTGCTTTCCGGTCTCCGCGTCGTAGGCTCCGAAGATCGCGGCTACGAAGTCAAAAACCCACTGTTCGCTGCACTCGCCGAACGTCGGCCGGCCAGGCAGATCGACCACCCTCAACTCCTTGAAGATCGCCAGAGCGTGCTGTGCAGTGTCCTTATAGATTGGCGGCGGAATAATGGACTTCCCGGCCTTGAGCCGTTCAGCCCAGTCCGGGCATGCCGTGGTCCAGTTCATCCTTAGACTTTTTTGCCGCCAGCCGCAACCAGTTTAGGCGGCGCCGATGCCGCGAACCTGCCCGCAACCTTCTGCGCCGCCTCTGCCTGCTGCTCCTTTTTCCCGCCCTCGCCCAGCTTCTTGTGCTCAAACGGCATCAAAGCCTTGGCAGCCTCAACCCGAAGCTTCGGCTCGAGCAAAAGGTCATTCATAGCCGCCTTCAAGAAGGCCTTCGGATCAGAAAACTGCAACTTCAGCAGATCAAACCCATTGCTTGTGGGAATGTCCTTCTGTGGCTCTTTCGCCTGATCCTTCTTGGCTTTTTTGCATCTCGCAACGTAGGCGACGACATCCTTGTCTTTAACAAGTCGTGACCCGGCGGCCGATGCCGTTTTAACGCTGTAGCCTGCCGTGATCGCCGCGTCTTTATTCGACTTTCCGGCCAAAACGGCATCGGCGAACTTCTGCTTTCCGCCTGTTAAAGCCATTAACAAATCTCCCTATGGGGAAAATTTTCTCTGCGTGGGGAACCGTGCGGTTTCCAGGGATGGAATCCCCAAGGATTTGAGGGGCATACCCCCTATTGACCATCCTTGCGGGTCGCACCAACAGCGCCAGGGCGACGATCACGCACCAACCCGGCTTTGCACGTCATCAGCGGGCAAATGCCGCCCGCATGTGCAGAGCTCCGGATCGTAACCACCTGCGGTCCGCATCCTAGCTTCGCACCCGGTCTTTGCCTTGTGGCAATCCCTATTGATTGCATACCTGTTGCTATCATCTTCAGCACCGCCGGCCCACAGCGGAATACGGTGCTCGACCTCATGCGCCATGGCCGCATGCTCGGACTGAAGGCATTGATCGCACCTGCAGATACCACAGTCACGGGCAAGTATCCTGTCGCGAATCTTCTGCAGCGCACTCCCACGAATGCGATCCGTCCCGACGGTGTGCGATATGTGCGACAACCGATTCGGAGCAGCTTGCAGGCGCGACTTCAAGGTTTGAAGCTTAGGCATGGCATCAGCCTTTAGCCGCGTTCAGCAGCTTCACCAAGGCGATTTCCGAGCACAGGCCCAGACGCAATCACTCCATTGCCGCCGAAGAATCCGCCGCTTGCAAAAGCGCTAACGACCTTTTTCGACACCTCACTCACCGCAGCATGCATGCGTAGATTTACGTCGATCCGCCACATGGCGCGATAGCGCGACAGCATGGCTTCATGCGCCAGCTTCTTGCGCCCTTCCATCCACGCATCGAAGTCGACCGGCTCCGATCCATGCGCAACCGTGCGCTCGACTACCTCATACTTAGTAAGGATCGATTCAAATTCCTGTCCGTCCTGCTTATCCGGGTAATACTCACACCGGATTGAAATAGGCTCGCCGGCCGCGCAACGCAGTTCAAACCAGACGCACTGATTTGGCAGCCCAAGCGCCTTGACCAGTTGAGCGCCAAGCTGGTGACCAAGTTGGACGGCCATGCTGTCAGCCCTCAGCCTCGGCCGCACTGATCTTGGCCAGCGTCGCTCCCCCATCGAGGATGATGCACCTTGCGCCTTTGGGGATGATCGGTGCAAGCATTGCACGCACTCGATCATGTGCTTCGCTTGGTAAGACCTGCTGACACAACAAGACCAGCGTGTCACCCGCCTTCAGCTCCAGCTTTGTGACTTGCACAGTCATTGCATCCATGATGGACCTCGAATAAAAAGGCCCGACACGGGAATCCCCGCATCGGGCTAAACCAACCGTTTCTGGCTGGCAGAGACACTGTTAATCAGGCGCTTCCGTGAAGGTCACGTAGTACTTCTTACCCTCTCTCAGCTTTTCCACAACGCCTGCATTCCGGACCGACGCCGTGAATTCCGCGCACGGAGTCCAATGGCCGAAGATCGCGTTTTCCGACATCTGCTGCTTCTCCGTCGATCCTTCCCATACGGCGCCGAAGCGCAGGCGAGATGCCGGAATTGGGGAGTTATCCGACGCGCACAACGTGCCGCCGGATTGAATCGAGTGGAGCTGCAGCTTGCAAACCATGATGGCTTCAGACATATGTCACCTATAAGAGAAGATGCCCTTTCGGGCTGATATAGGGGTTTTGTCTTACAGTCTTGCGCCCCAGATTGAAGAGGGAGTCCGCAAACGGCACTGACGTTATTTCGCGCCATAACCTAAGAAGCGGCGGGCCGATCATGGTGCCGCATACCTGCGGCTGTTCCTACCCCGGTCTTTGGGAAGCCTTGGAACAATGGATGCAATCAGCGCTGTCACCCTCATGACAGGCCACTACCCCATTCCGTCCGCCTCACCAGTGGGACTGGCTTGTCAGGTTTAGGCAGTGACCTTTCATGAAGGCCCGAAATAAAAAACCCGGGCACCTTTCGGCTACCCGGGCGAACACTCGGAGGAGTTGGGAGACAACTCAAATAAAGTACCCCGCGCGAGCGGGGAAATGGGCTCGTCTACGCAACGCACCCTTGGAGTTCAGTCGGCAAAACCAAGAACTGTGCCTTTTAATACTTCGGCACTCACACCTTCGCACTGCTCATCCTGCGTCTTGCGCTGGTCTGACTTCAGTACTTGACTGATCGGCCGACATTCAGCAGCACGCCTGGCAGCCTCGATCAGATCAAAGCCCAGCTCGCGCCGGCGCTGGTCGTTTGCCGCGCTCATGACAGGCTCGCCTTCCGATCACGCTCCTGCACTGGCCAGAGTTGGCTGCGGATGACTTCAGGATCCGGAGGCGGCTTGTGCGACTCAACAATCTCGCGCATCCACTCGCGCACCTGCTCCTTCGACGGTTGATGATGTTCCATGACTACCTCCTCAGCAGGTGTGTAAATGCGAAAGCCCCGCAACTTTCGCTGCGAGGCTTTTTCAAGTGACACTTATACACCTTATCCGATAAGTGCCTATTTTCCGCATTTTTCGATCGAGCGGTTCGAAGACATTACACATTTTCGGAGAATGTGACATTTCCGTCTGCTCAGCGATTGATAGCGCCGATGAAGCCAGCCTGCCAAAGGGCCTCACTCGCCGCTGTGATAGCCCTGAAAATCTCGCCAATCTTCCGATTCGGGACGTCCCTCTTCTTGTCGCCGGTGAGCCACATGGTTAGGATCATGTTGTGGGCAGAGGCGGTGTCGCGATCAACGCCGCACTCATCCGCCATGTCGCCAATCTTGTGCTTTACACCGAATTGGCGCTCAACAATACTCCGGCGGAGCTTGTAGTGGGACAGCTTGCCGGTCAGATGCTGCATCGCTTCCGTCGTGACGATGTCTATTGCAGCAGACCACTCCTTGTTCACTTTGGCCCCAGAGCAGCACGGAGCTCGGCACTCGCAGGGGATGTCGCGCGGGGCGTAATTGGCGATGACGATCGCCTCATAGAATGGACCGAGAGCGGCCATCTCCCGACGGATCATCCCAGCCTGCCCAGAGCCGTCCAGGCCTGCCAGACCCTTGCCGCTTCTCGATGTCTTGTCAGCCATGCGGTTCATGAGCGGCCGGTCATATTGCTGCGCCGAGAAGTGATAGGCAAATCTCAGTGCGTCGTCCGCACTCTTGAAAAGCGGCTCGATACAGAGCTGCTTCACTTCGTTGTCATCTGCTGTTAGTTCTATCGTCATCTCGGCACCTTATGAAAAGCCCCGGTTGAGGTTTACGTGCATATTCTATTTCCGGTCAGCACGACCTCGGATAGCCCTTTAGTCGATGTCGACGGATGCCTTGACTTGGCCGACAACGTATTGCCTGCTTGCACCAATGACCGTTACGTCGAGCATGGGGACACTGATCGAGTATGGCGTGTGATGCGTAGCACCACGGAACTTGGCAACAGCCTGGGTGACTGCATCCCTGATCTCCTGCTCCATCGCGGCCTTCGCCTCTTTGAATTCCTCTAGATCCATTACCGCTGCCTTTCGAACTGTGTCATCCAATCAATTGCCTCGATGAACTTGTCAGCCATCCACATGAACCCCTTATAGAGGCACCATAGGATGATCCCCACCGATAGCAATGCGACGATCACCGTCACAAGTACATCTGCCGCGCCGTTCATTACCGGCACGCCAACGAAATCTTCAATTTTCATCGCTTGCTCCATCTACAGTCCAAATTCCCGTTTCACGGTTACGAATGAGAAGAAGTCCGCTCTCTTTGCGAACCTTCACCTGCGGCAGCCTTGTCCATACCTCCGGGAAGGCCTCGATCGATCCCCTCATGAGCTCCTCAACCCCCATTTCCGCGCGCGGCGCGAAGAACGTGCTGTTCGAACCTGGCCGGCTGTCGACGGAGTAGTCCCAGAATGACAACGCCGTGAAGCCCCAGCCGCCGAGGCTCGTAATAACAGCGATGTAACCGTCCCGAGTATCCTGTGGCGCCAGCATCTGATCCAAGCGATTGAGCTTCTCAAGGTGCCGATTGAAGTAAAGCGGCCGCATCCCCCTTGTGAAGAGATAGTGCCCAGGCTCTCGATGGCAGCCGAAGTACAGCCACTCCCTTGCGAATTGGTTCATGCCATATCCCATCAGCTGAATGCATCCAATGCCGGATACTTGAATTGAAAAATGCGCGTCTTCGGGCCTGGTCGCTTCTCATCGACGTGCCCGGTAATCTGGATCAGCCCGGACTCAATCAGGATGTTCAGCTTTCGGTACTGGCTTGGCTCGAGCTTGTATCCGAACTGCCTGAAGATGCCGTCCTCGGCAGTGAAGCACTCGCAGTCCGAGAACATGTGGTAGAGCTGATGTAGGAAATCGCGGTTGATGGGCGGGAGGGTTCGGTACTCCGTGGCCTCGAATAGCGCCGTTGGCAATGCAATAAAGTCCGTCATGATCCCTCCCTCTCCTGAAACTTCAGCCCCATATCGGCACGACGCTTGAACTCGGCGATGGCCTTGTTGATGTCGTCGCGCAGCGCGACCTTCAGCTGCGCTTCGTGCAGATCGTAGAAATCGCGCAGCGCCTGAATCCCCAGGCCATCAAGCCCATAATGGCCGTGCGCCTCGCCGCGGTCGGAACACCGCTTAACGGCCGCCATGGCGCTGTAAATCATCTCGCCGTATTCCTCACCGACTCCCGCCTCAGCCAGGAGCAGGGCGATGTTCACGGCATAGACCAGTGTGGCCAGGTGCTTCGCCGTGCCTCTGCCTTGTGTCATGGCGTCAATGACGCAGCAGTAGTCGATCAGGACCGCCGCGCGCTGCTCGTCGGTAAGCGGCATGCGCTGCTCATGAGCCTTTCGCTCCGCTTCTGCTCGTCGAGCCTTGCGCTCCTGCGCCCGCTTCCTGGTGGTCACGCCCGCCCCTTCCGCTTTCTCAAATAGGGCCGGTCATTCACCCACTTCCGCGACTCATCCTTGCCCCAAAAACGACTAGCCTCATTCATTTCGAGATGTAGCCGTGGCATCTTGTCAATAACGACAACCTTCCCGAGGCGGACCGATTCCACGATCAGCTCTTCAATCTGGCCGGCAGCCTTGCCATTGATGAAAAGAAGGATCGGCATCATGCGGCCTCGAACATGCTTGGCTGGGCCACCACTTGACCGCTGCGGCGCTTAGACAGGAATTGCTGAGCCAGCGCCTTGATGCGCGAGTCGTCCGAGTGGACGGCCTCGAATACGGCGCCAGGGTCAACGATGCCTGATGCCTGAGATGCTTTGATTCCAAGCAAATCCACCATTGGCGGGTCGGAACCGTCCTCGCTGTTCAGGTAGATCGCCGTTACCTGCTCAGTCTGGCCTTCCCGATCAAGACGGCCGATGACCTGCTCATGAACCTTCGGCGACCAGTCCAGCTCGCCAAACACGACCGTCGAGCACCGAAACTGCAGACCGTCAAGACCGGCGCCGGAGCGCAGGGACATGATGAAGAGATTTGTCTTCCCTTCAATGAATGCCTGCTTGGAAGCCTCTTTCTGGGTCGGGCTTTCGCTGCCCGTGTACATCACAGGGTTAAAGTCCGCCAACTCCTTGAGCCAGATCTCGTACACATCGCGGTGCCAGCCCATGAGCAGCAGCGGGACGCCGGCCTCGAGCAGGATGCGGACGTATGCAGCGACCGCGCGAGCTTTGCCGACACCGGTTGCGTGGCGCGCCAGCAGATCAAGCTCCCGGGCGGCCTGGCCGCGTTCGACAAACGATCCGGTGGTTGCCTTGATGGCCAATGCCTGCGCCAGGGCAGCAATGTCCTGCAGCGCCTTCTCGTCGCTTTCCACGATCTCGACGATCCGGTTGATGGGCGGAACCTGCTGGCCGACCTCGCGCTTGGTGCGCCGGATGAAGGCATGCTGTTCCCGCAGATAGGTGCCGAGCGCCTCCGGATCCCTGATGCGGCCATTGTCGTCCGTCCACTCCCGCATGAAGTCTGGATACTCGCCGAGAACGAACCGGTCGATGCATCGCATGATGTTCCAGATCTCGGTGCCGTAGTTGTAGATCGGGGTTGCGGACAGGCCGAGCCGGAACTCAGCGTTTTCAGCCAGATGGAAGGCAGCATTCCCCTTTCCACTTGCCGAGCCGGTACGGAGTTCCTGCACTTCATCGAACGCCACTGCCTTGAACACCCGCTCCTTGAAGAAGTCAACCCAGCCGAGCAACTGGCTGTACTTGAAGATGTACACGTCCGCATCCGGCAGGTTGTATGGCTTGGTGCCCTTGATCTTATGGGTTCGCAACGTGGTGAACGCTGCGAGTTTCTCCGCCCATTGCCCCTGGAGGTGGGTCTGCACCACTGCAGCTGCTGGCCGCGCCTCCGAAATAAGGAAGAAACCTGCGGCCGTGTAGGTTTTCCCGAGTCCGAGGTCGTCACCAAGCAGGAGGCCACGACGGCGGCGCAGCACCTCAATCGCCTGGCACTGATACGGACGGATCAACTGCCCCTCTCGCAATCCGACGTACGCCGGCGGCTGGTAGTCTGGCTTGAGGATTCGCTCCATCTCGGCAAGCTGCGCCTCGAACGCAAGATGACCGTTATGCAGGTCGGTCGCGTCCGCATCGGATATGACCATCGGGTACCGCGAACAGAACCATGCCAGGTCTGCACAGGTCGCGAAGTCGTTCTGGAACTCGAAGCTGTCGGTCTGGTGCTTCGGGATCCGCGGGAATAGCTGCTTCAGGCGGATGGCCACGTGCGGCTCAATGCCGGTCATGACCCAGCGCGCGCGGTCGACGCGAAGTCCCAGCTTTCCATATGTGCGGAAGGACATTACAGCCACCCCTTGCTTAATGAAGCCACGCTCGCCGGTTTGCCGCCGATGTCGGCCGGCAGATGCATACAAACCGATGTCACCAACACAATCGCCTTGACCGACTCATGCGCGGAATACCGCTCAAGCTGTCGATAGATCGCCTTCCGCTGCCCCTTGATCTTCACCTCGACGGCAACACCGCCATCAACAAGGAAGTCCACGATGTCCTTGTCCGAGAGCCGTGCCTCACGCTCGAACTCAACACCGCCAGCGTCCAGCACCGTCGCAATCTGGACTTGAGTTTGCTTCTCATCAGTGAGTGAAAGCTTGCTCACTTCGATCAGATTGGTGACTGCACGAACTGCAGCCTGGATGTCAGCGGCGATCATGCTGAAGCTCCATCGGCAACTGGCCGCCGGCACATCCGCATCCACTCTTCCGGCACCTGCTCGTATGACTTACCGGCAATCGGCATCAACACCGCGACACACTCGGGAGCCCCATCGAACTGGACGATAATCGGTTTCTGCGCCTCGTCCGGCTCCTGCCAAAAGCGAATCACTGGATAGCCCTCCCGCTTTCCATTCAGCGGATGAGCCTTAATGATCTTGGCCAGCAGCGTGCAATTGATGAATGAGGCGACGGTACGCTTGAGCTTGCTGAAATCCGGCATAACGACGCGGAAGTCAGGGAATCGATGCCCGTCACGCATCTCGACCATGCATTTGCGGGGCTGGACGTATAACTCCTGCTCCAGGCTGTCGACGACGATCAGGCGCTGCTCCTCGAGGTGGATATGGACCTCGCGCGCCTTGTTGCAGTGCTTGATGGCGTCCGGATGCACCGAGAAAGTCGCCGGCACAGGGCAGACTGCCTCGGCGTCGATAATCGCCATCAGCATGTGGCCATTGGTTGCGACCAGCACAGCACCTCCATCTGGATGCGGCTCGATGTGGATGGCATTCAGCCAATAGCGGACGTCCTTGCTGCCCATGAAGTGGGCGAGGGACGGAAGGTACTTGGCTTGGAAACGGATCATTTTTGCCTCTGTTCATTTCCTCTTGTTACGCCGGCAGACCGCGCAGCTCGTAGTACCGGTTCATGAACATCGTGTATGCCTGCTTGTCATTAACAGGGACAATGATCTCCGGCAGCTCTGGTATCCCGTCCGTCGACTCCCAGTCCTCATCGTCTTCAGGCATGAGGTCGCGACGCTCCGTGGCGAGCATGACCAGATCGGCATACTTGACGTAGTCCGGTAGTGGATTGCGTACACCAAATCGCGCAAAAACCACCCGCTCGACGCGCTTCTCGATGATCTTGAAGTCTGGCAATAGGTTCTTCAGCGGCTTCGAGACGTCGCCCGTGAAGGCCTCTGCCGCATCGTGCATGAGCGCGTCATAGGCGAATTCAGGCGGGACGATGTAGCTGGCCATGACTGAATGCTGCGCAACAGAGTAGAACTCGTTGCAATGTCCGGTGAACCGGCACAGCTTCGAAATGCTCGCCGCGATGTCGTAGATGGAGAACTGGTTAGTATCTGGCTCCACGAAGTCGAAGTACCGGCCTGAGCGGATCTGTATCTCATCTCGGCGAGCAGGCCGGTTGCTGTCAATAGACGTATTCATTTCAATATTCCTCGATCTTCCACCCGCCGCCTTGCTTCGCCGGCAGCTTGATGCACTTGAAAAAGCGGAACCAGGGGAGAACCTCAGCGCACAGCTTGATCTTCATCTGCCCCTTGTCGGTCGTGAAACCGCCCTTTGTTTCGTGAATCCCAACAGTCATGTCCGCGTGCAGGACAAGGAAATCTGGCTCGTAGTACGTGTTGTCAGCCAGCCGGACGCGCAGCGCGTGAAACTTGTAATCGATGATCAGACCCTGCGCCTTCTGTGCCTCGAGCTTGTCGGAGTACTCACGCTCGGTCTTATTCATCCGATCCTTCGGCAGGCGGCCAAGCGCCTGGAAGCGCTTTACAGCCGCCTGCGCCTGCTCAGCCTTCTGGCGCGCCTCGAAACCCGCCAGCTGCCCCTCACTCCACCGCACTCCCTTCATGCGCACTTCCTCCGGAACCAGAAATTCCACAGGCCGTACAACCAGCCCATGGCCGACGCGAGCGCCGTGATGAACACGCCCCATGACTCAGGATTGAACGAAGTCCATAGCCACACCGGCACCCCGGCGACACCGAACAGGCACGCCGTGCGCTGGAGGCGTTGCGACCTGGACTGCGACAGGAAGATGGCGGGGACGGTCGTCACGGCGATCAGGAACTGTTCGATCATGCGCAGCGATGCGTGCGCGTCTTGGATGCGGTCGGCTGGAACGACGCCACCGTCGACACGATGCCGGCCAGTTCGCGGATTTCCCTGATCGTCATGCCGGACACGTCGTGCATGCGCACCATCAGGGCCGCCGAGAGCTCCGCCTTCTTGCTGCGCAGCTTGCTGACCATCGCCGGGTCGATCCGGAGCGCTTTCGACAACTGGGCATCGTTCGGGACCTTCAGGCGTGCAGCGAGGACGTCCAGGAGGTTCTCCGGCGTATAAGCTGGGTTGGTCAGGTTGTCGTCGACAAGCGAGACAACTCGCTTTTCTTGAACGCTTGCATTCATGCTTCTTCTCCATTGTTATGCTGCTCCTGCAGCGGATAAACACCTGACAGCCTCCGCAACTCATCCATCGGCTTGCCGGTTACCTTGTTGATCTTCTCGAGCAGGGCATCGCCTATCGGCAGCACACGCTTCCTGGCCTTGCTGATGAGGGCATGGGAGACGCCGAGCTTTTCTGCCATGGCGGAGTCGTTCTTGACACCCATCCACTCGATAACGTGGTTCAACAGCAGGTTCGGCCGGTAGAACGGCGAATCGAGCAGATGACGCCTACTTGTGTTCGGTATTCCCATTCCCCTGCTTCTCCCTTTCTTGCTCTTCTCGATCTGCTTTGCCGTTCGACCAACCCAGCCAAAACGACTGCCCCTTCTCGCGCCTCGGCTCCTCCCCGCCGGCCAGTCCGTGCCTGTATCCGGCGGCATACTCGGCTTGTCCCTTTGCACCGACTTTGCTCATGAAAGCGTCGAGAGGTTTCTGCCAGTAGCCACCTCCTGCGCCAACCGAGCAGCGATTGGCGGTACGGAGCGATCACCATGGCTGATCCGGTCGAGGAGCTTGCCGACCCAAGCGCGGTGATCCACCTTGTCGCTGTTGAATGCCTCCGCCGCGCCGTAGTCCTGAACCAACTGCTCAGCTCGCTCCTTGGATAAGGCCGTTTGACCAGGCGCCGGAAGTGAAAGGGTCGGCTGCGGGATGTCCCCCCATGCGCCCTTTGCAAGCTCGGCCGCCAGCGCCTTCTCCCACCGGACCTTGATCTGCGAATAACCCAAGTTCTTCAGGTCGAAAGCGCCGACCGCGATTGCTGCGAAGAAAATCGCCGGGTGCGACCACTCCCCTACCTCGCCCCGATCCCGCGCCGTAACGCCGTTCACTGCCTCGTAATAGGCGGCCAATGGATCCAGCCTCGGCTTACACATCTCGAGAAACTCCGACCAAGTCGGAGGAAACTGCGCCTTGTCGCATGCCTTGAGTCCACGCTTGATGTCGGCGAATGTCATGCCGTTCTCGCGTATCTTCTGCGCCCAAACCTGCTTCATGTTCTCGATACCCGTGTCCTTCCCCGACACCACATGGCCGCTGCGCCACTTGTCCAGGAACTGGTTGCCGAAGGCTCCATGCAGTTGGCCGAACAGCCAATCCATCGGATCACCCGACGATCCGGCAGTCTGCATCGAGGGTAATTGGCTGTTTGTCATCTTGTGTCACTCCCAATCCGATTGAATTTGCTGCTGCTGCCCTTGACTCGTCCCTAGCACTCCGTGGCGATGCGCGGGGTGCATTGGCACCATGCGCCTGCATTTCCGCCGCCTCCGCCGCCCAACGCTCAATGATCGCGACGACGTACCCAAGAGCAAATGTGCCGCCTTGCTTCGCCCGCTTTGCCTCTGCGCATGCAGACTCGACTGTTGCAACCGAAACACCCTGCTGCGACAGCGCGATCAGTCGGGGGTCGGCAGGTTGTGTTTGGACACCTTGCTTCCGAAAAGCTATGGACAGTTCGACCGGCGAGGCAGCCAGCGCCCCCGAAGGGGCTTGCTCTTGCTCCTGCTCCTGCTCTTGTTCCTGTTCTTGCTCCTGCTCTTGCTCTTGGCTTCGATGGGGCATTGAAGGGGCTTCGGAGGGGCTTGGTAAAACTGGCGCCGAACCACGGTTTTTTTTCATGTGAAAGACCGGAGCATATTTCTCGAAAAACCGCGCCAGATAAGGGTTCTGAGGCAGGGCGTTGTACTCGTTTTGCACCCCTGCGCACCGCTTGTCCTTAGGGTCAAGGAAGTCGGCGATCTGGTATTTCGCCATTTCGAACACCCATACCGTCTCCGTAGTCTCGTCGTACTCGCAAAACCCGGCTTCAATGCACCTTTGAAGCCCCTCCGAAGCCCCTTCCATGCCCAATCCGGTCTCGTGGCCGATGCTCACGATCGTCACGTAGTACAAGCCAAGCATGTTGGCGTGAGGGCTAGTCAGTAGATACATCGCCACGACCTGGGCAAGCGGGCCGGCCTTTCTCAGCTTCCTTCCGGTATCCCCGATCCAGAACTTCGGCCCGATTTTTGAGTAATCACGCATTAATTCGCCACCTTCAATTGACCGCCTTCAATCAATGCCACGATGTGCACCGCGAGCGATTCCCAATCCTGTCCATGCTCCTGAAGGCCCAGGACGACGTCTTCACTGCCCTTCAGCTTCCCCTCCCTGATCAGCGCTAGAGCCGTCATGGCGATGTGCTTGTATTCGAAGTTGTTACGCTCAGCCTTGGCCATCACCCCGCCTTGATCGAGGATCGCGTGGCACCCAACAGCAACGCCTGGAACCGTCTTACAAAGCGCCATGGCCGTCGCGTCCGATGCTTTCAACCTTCCACCCTTACCGAAGAACAGCTGGTTCGAATGAGCCGCCTCGGTGTATCGCTTATTCCGGCCGCAGCAAACGCAATCCAAGGTCCGTACGGCAGCCAAATACGCTTCCGACCGGAATACCTCGTCCCCGTCGAGGACAATGCGCTGGCGGCTGCGCAAACGCTTCGCGCCGGCCTTCAGTGCCGAACGGTGCTCTTCCTTCCTGCCCTGCCGAAAGCCAGACCGTTTCAGCGTGCTGGTGCCGCGATTCATGGGTGTCTTTCGCTTGAGCTCGGAACGCTTCATGCAACAGAAAGAAGGTTGACGCTGTCGTCAGCAGCCTCTTGAACGGCCTGCGCCAGGTTGCGACGCGCGATCTCGAAATAGCTGCGCTTCAGTTCGGCGCCAACGAATCGCCGGCCCATCTTGATGGCGCAATACCCTTCCGATCCGATGCCGGTGAACGGCGAAAACACGACATCACCCGGGTTCGTCCAGAGCTCAATCGACCGCTCGATCACGTCGAGCTGCAGCGGGCAGATATGGCGCTCGTCGTCGCCATCGCGTGCGCACATGTACTGCAGCGTCCTCGACGGATTGATGTCCATCCATACCGGGCTGGCGTACTCCTGCCACTTGTCAACCGGAAAACCTGATTCAGTTTTGGTTACCGGATCCGGATTTGCACCGGGCTTGCGGAAAACGACCAGGTAATCAGGGATACCCTGACGGCTCATAGCGCTGTCCTTCTTGAGCTGCTTGTAGAGCAGGCCAAGTGCCTTAGTGCGCTGCATGGCGGTTACCGGGTCCTTCCAGATGCACACTTCGGAATGGAAGATGAATCCGGCATCTTCGTAGGCCCGGATGATCTCGCCGCGGAAGTCGCGAATCCCGATATAGCCGTCCTTGACCTTCGATGTCGGCAGGTTCATGCAATGGATGGCGACCAGCCGCCCTGGCTTGTGGATGCGAAACTGTTCAGCGATCAGGAACCGGTAGTGAGCCCAGAATTCCTCAGAATCCTTGCTATTCCCCATGTCACGGTCGATGTTCGAGTAGACATACAGCGACTCAAAAGGCGGAGAGAAAACGCTGAAGTCGATCGAGTTTTCCGGAATCGTCCTGGCGACTTCCACGCAGTCGGCGTTGTAGATCGCGAATTGATCAGTCACATCCTGATTCATTACGTTGCTCATGCAAACTCCACGTTCTTTGCCAGCCAGGCCGGAACTTCCATCGGCATGGTCGCGTTATAGGTTTCTTGATGGCTGGTCGCGCCAGCGATTTCACGCTTGGTGATTTCGCGCATGTAGGCGACCATCTGCTCCGACATCTCGTCGTGCTGACGCTGCTTCCGAGCGATGTTGTGCATGACGGCTCCCTCGGTCTCGGCGGCGATGATGTGCACGTCGACCGGCCTCGTCTGTCCGAAGCGATAGCAGCGGCGGACGGCTTGGTAATAGCTCTCGAACGAGTCATCCATGCCGGCAAATACCATCCGACTGCAGTGCTGCCAGTTCATACCGAAACCAGCAATGCTTGGCTTGGTGACAATGACCCGTGCATCGCCATGGGTGAACGCCATGATCCGACGCTCTTTTTCCTCCGGCGGAAGTGAGCCGGTTACCTCGACTGCTCCGGTGATTGCCTTCGCCAGGGACTCGGATTCGTCATTCAGATGGCACCAGACGATACACGGCTCGTTTTGGGAGTTCGCAAGCTCGGCAGCCAGAGCAACCCGCTCAGCCATGCTGGCGCGCTTCGCCTGACGGCGCTCCGAAAGACTCTGTGCAGCGGTGGGAATCAGGAAGCCTTCCTGCGCCTCGCTCTTGATCACATGCTCATGCAGATTCAGCGGCGGCAGAACGTAGCGCGACCCGTCAAATCCAAGGTCGGACGGGTTCCGGACGCAAATCGCCCAGGACGCCATCCATTCCCAGAAACGCTCTTTCGCATGCCCTTTGAGGCGCCACTTCGACGTATCGCCGCCGTCGTGCGTGAAGAACATGGCCAGCATCTCGGCCTGGCTCATCACGCCAAGGAACTCGGCCTGGTTACCCAGCTCCATGTAATCATTCGGGCTCGGCGTCGCCGTGCAGGAAAGCCGATACGGCGTGCACTGGAACGCGTCGGTGATCATCTTGCGCGTCCGGCTGTCATGCGCCTTCAGAATGCTGCTTTCGTCGAGCACGGCGCCAACGAAGCGCGAGGAATCGAAGTGGGCCAGCATTTCATAGTTCGTGATCGTGATGCCGCTTCGGACTTGATCCTGGTTACGGGCATAGTTGATCTCGATGCCGAACTTCGCAGCCTCCTCAACAGTTTGCTGCGCAACGCACAACGGAGCGCTGATCAGAACGTCACCGCCGGTGTGCTCATGCACCTTCTGCGCCCAAGTCGTCTGCATGATGGTCTTACCAAGGCCGGTATCGCCGAAAATCGCCGCACGACCGCGCTTCAGCGCCCACCTGTCTATGGCAGCCTGGAAGTCGAAGAGATGGCCTCCAAGGTCGCTGCAGTCGAACCCAGTCGGAATCTCCGCCGTTTTTTTCGTCCTGATGAAATCCACGTAATTCATTTTGTCTCTGTCGGGTTTCTTTTTGTCGCCTTCGGAGTCGTTATCCCCCGGCGCATGCACGTCAAGCAGTAGTCGATACCATCCTTGAACTGGCCGAGGCTGCGGCGGATCGAACAACCGATACAGCGCTTCATCGCGTGGTTCAGATAGAGCTGCTTTTCCGTAGACGCCCGGTAGGACTCCGTCGACGCTGGATTAACGCTCATGGCTGCGAATCACCGGGTACCAGCCAGTGTTGCCGCCATTGCTACGGAAGTACTGAACCATGTACTTCTCGCGGTCGGTCGCCTTCGGATCCATCTCGATGGACTTCAGGACTTCCTCAAGAGAGGTGTTTCCCGGGATGTTGTTGGTAGTCATGGTCAGATCCTCACAGGCATGGTGCAGATGATCCGGTCGCCGCCGGTAAGGCGGATTGCGGTGGTCTTCAGATCGGCCTGGTCGAATTCAATGCCGATCTCGTCTGCCTCAACGGATTTGAGGAAGCTGCCGAAATCGTCCGGATAGGCACCGAAGGTCACGCTGTCGCCCTGATACTTGAACGGCGCCGTGGCCTCGTTGTCGGTTGAGCCAGTCAGTTTCACGGAGCACTGCTCGCCGGCGGAAATGACGATCTGCGGCCGGATCTTGGCTGCGCTGCTGGCAAATGAGCTGGTGAAGTTGATCGCGTCCAGCAGGGACTTTCGGGAAATCGTCCCCTTGTTCGTGTACGTGCGCTGCCAGAACTTACTCACCTGCAGCGGCTTTGCGACTGCCAGCTTGAACAGAGCGATCGAGTTCGCGCCGCGCAGTTCGACCTGCTCTTCACGCACGACCATGGATTTGAAATTGCCGACCATCCGGCAGGCGGTGTCCCTTGGGATGCAAATGCCAAACTCAGGAGCAATGTGGTTGACGATGCTTGCGCCCATGCTCTTCGTGTCCGTAGCGAATACCTCAATCTGCGTGCCGGTGGACTTGATCTGGACGCACTGCGCAGCTGGAACCTGAGCGTTGACGCCGCAGAACTGCGTCGCGAAGGCGATCTTGTCGGCGAGCGGTGCCCATTCGATTTCGGTGATCACCTTTTCCGCCATGTGGAGTTCGGGGAACTGATCAGCCTCCAGCGTGTTCAGCCTGGTCTTCGTGTCGCCGAACTCCAGGACTGCCTTCTTGCTCTTGACGGTGAAGCTCACCTCACCATCGCAGAACTGGGCGAACTTCTTCAGCGCTGAAGCATCGATGCACGCGGCGAACTTTTCGCCGGCACAGTCGATCCAGTACTGGATCTGAGAATCAGTGTTCGATGCGGTGAAAATGACGCGCTCGCCTGTCGACTCGACCTTCACATGCGTCAGGATCGGCATGGTCGTCCGAGTTGGAGAGAACGGGGTGACGGCGTCAACAGCGGCTTTGAATTCGTTTCTGGACAAAAGCATGGCTTCCTCTCTGAATGGTTCGAGTTAGATCTCGAGCAGACTGGGCTGCGCTTCCCGGATCTGCACCGGATGAATCGGCTCGTTCGTGAACTTGCAAGGGCGAGTGACTTCCTTGCGAACGAGACGCTTTGCGGCGATCAGGTCGTTGACGATCCGGGACACGACGTTCGCCTCAATCTTTTTCCCCTCGGGGACATCGCGTTGAAATAGCTGGCGGTAGATCATCTTGATTTCGCCGAGGGACATATCCCCGTCGCTCGCACGGACGATGGCCTCGACGCGGTCGTTCTGCGTCTTGAGGGCGTCGCATTTCATGCGCTTCCATGCGCCGATGCTGGTATCGAGAACCTTCGTCTTCATGCTGGCTCCAGTTCAGGCTGGATGACTGGCTTAACGACACTAATCACCTTCAGCACAGCCCACTCCAGATCGGACTGCGGCGGATACTTCTTGCGAAGTTGATGAGCGCCCGCCAAATACTCACGGCCGTCTTCGCACGCAACACGGTAGATGTGCGCGACTCCATCGATGTAGATTGGATGGTTCACATGCTCAATGACTTCGCATTCGGTGTTCTCCAGGTAACGCAGAGACCCCGCCGTGTTCTGGACGATGGCGATTTCGCCAACTTCAAATCGTGCGCTCATATGCAAATTCCTCAAGTGCCCATTCCTTGAAATCGCGCAGCGGCATGGTCCCGTTCGGCCTGTCGGTGCGCGACTGCTCGAAGTAATTGGCGGTGCGCGGCTGGCTGTCCCACGTCACTGCCGTGTGCTGGAATCGCGGATGAATGTCGATGACGTAGCGGACATCGCCATTCACGCCACGGTACGCCTTGCCGACCTCGACATGGAACCCGCCATTCGGCCTTGCCATGCGTTTGCGCGCCAGGTCGACGAGCACCTGCATTTCACCGCGCATCGTCGCAAAGGCGTTGTCCAGCAGCTTTTCGTACCCGTTCGGGCAGCCGGCCAGATCGATCATTCGGTTGACGCGCCACGCCGCAAACAACGCCTTCGGCGTCTTGCAGTGCTTGTCGCAGTAGTTGATGAGTTCCATGTCAGTCATGAAGCTACTTGTCTCGTGCTGCAGATTGGATCTTGATTCCCTGCCAGGACAGGTTCTGGAAGTAGCACTGGCGGCCGTTCGTCCTGTCGCGCCAGCATTTGCCATCCCAGTCGGCGAGCTGGATCGACTCGACGGTCACCCATGGCATGCGAACGCGGTAGCGCCCTGGATAGAGCGGCTTGTGCTCGTCATCCGGTGGATACCATTCGGTAAGTTCTGCCGGCTCCCAGTCCGATGCGACCAGGAGGCTCGCAGAATTCGGAACCAGTGCGATGTGGATCAACGCGCCGCCGCTGGATTTGCGGTAAGCGGCACCACAGATGAAAACGAGCAGGAGCGCGAAAATTGCAACCGCGATGTAGAAGTCGGCCTGTTCAGGCGTGATGGTTGGGAGGCTCATGCCGGCACCACGAAGTGCATTGACCATGCGATGGAATTTGCGAAGCGCGGTGCGGTGATTCGCGGCGCCTCGGCCGCCGGAATGCGCTTGACGATCTGCGGGAGCGGATCAACTTGCTTCGGGTTGTCGTTCCAGTAGTACTTGTAATGACACGGCTTCCCCTCCGGCTTCACGTAGCCCTCGTGCGACGCTTCGCACAGAGCCTTTTCTGCAGTCGACGAATGGCAGCCGGCGGCTTGAGCAACGTGTTGAATAATCGCTGCACGCGATGCGCCAGGCGAGCGCATCAAGAATTCGCGGAGGACGCGTGCCGCGCGGTCGAGAGACGGAAGAATTTGCGTATTCATTCGGCCATTCCCTCCAAACGCATCAGCATTTCGTTCAGCGCCTGCTGCGTTTTGTAGATCGCCTGGCGGACGCGGGCGAGCTCGTGCTTCTCAACCTTGCCGTCCGCCAGGGTCTGGTGAACCGCGGCGCCGACATCACCGTTGCGGGTCCAGACGTGCGTCACCAGCTCGAGGATGGCCATGTCGCACGCGTCACCATCGGCCGGAATCTCGACGCATACGCGGTTGTGGTTCGCGGCCAGCGCATCGAGGATCCGGTAGTCGCCGGTGATGCCCATGATCTTGTCGGCGTCGGACAGCAGCGGCTTGTTGTGCTCTTTGTTCGGGTCTGCCTTGTTGAGCAGGACTGCGCGGCTCATGCCCAGGCGTGCGGCGAGCGCATCGGTGCCGTCCTTGTAGTCGTGAACCGTGTGATAGAAGGCGTCCTGGCTATTCATCCTTGCTCCCTGAAAATTTGATGGTGTTTTTGATATTTCTTTTTGTTAATCTGGCTTCATGACAACGAAATTCCCTGCCTCTTCCCTGCTTGTAATGCGGTTGATAAATCGCAAGAACCGCATTTCAGGCAAAAAAATGCCGCTGACCGAAGCCAGCGGCCGAGTGCCTTCAGGGAGATTCTTTATCGCCGACGCGACGGCCGTACTTCACATCACCGATTGGCGCCTCACCAAAGACCGTCGGGTTCAAGTCGTAGCGCGTGACTGCGCCGTCAAACTCGCTTTCAATAGCGCGGCAGCGCTCCGCCGGCGCGTAGCCTTGCTCTACCCACTTCTGCACCGCCTGTGGCGTCACACCCAGCCGATTCGCAAGTGCTGTTTGGCTTCCGGCAAGCTGCACTGCCCTGTTAATTCCAGTTTCCATGTGCAATCCGCAGTTGTATTACAACTGTAGGTTACAACAAAAAGTGCCTTGCTACAACTTATATTTGCAGTGCGCTTTACAACCAATGCTTGTAACCTCTTGGGGATGGAAACAATGGCAAATCGAATATCTCTTGCGTTGCAGAAAAAGAACGGCGGGAATCAGTCCGAAATGGCAAGGTTTATCGGCGTATCACCGCAAGCGGTGCAGAAATGGATCGCCGGCGATGCAGTGCCACGCGGCGCCAACCTGCAGAAGGCGGCCGAGTTTCTAGGCGTGCCCGCCTCGTACTTGGTATTCGGGGATAAGGGCCGAGTGGAGATGTTGCAAGCCCTCAACGAAGTGCGTAAGCCTGTCAGCGAGGTCGATGACGCGCCAGAGGTCATGGGAAACCAACGCTGGCTACCGGTCGTGGGAGTTGTTCAAGCAGGTCCCGACGGCCTGCTTACGATTGATGATCACCCAGTTGGCTTCGGCGACGGTGCTGTGCTCTATTGGGCGAAGTGCGAGAACGCTTATGCACTTAGAGTCCGCGGGGAAAGCATGAGTCCGCGCTACTTGCCAGGAGAGTTCGTAGCCGTTGATCCATGCTTTGAAGTGCAGCCTAGCCAGGAGGTCATTGTCATCCTGAAAGATGGCACAAGGATGATCAAGCGCCTACTGTGGCAACGCGATGGTTTTGCCTGCTTTGAGTCGATCAATAAAGATTACAAAAACATCACCCTCGAGCTTGGAGAGATCGACGCACTCCATCGAGTCCTTGGAACAGTTCCGAGCTTCGCGTTCAAGGCAGCATACTAATCAGTCCCATATATATGGGATGACCGGACAGGACGTTTACGCTCTAATTTCCTTTTGGCAACCATTCGAGCCGAAGCAATGGATTTTTTACTGTTCTGGTTTATCTGCGCCGTTCTGACAGGTTTTGTCGCGGCTGCAAAGGGAAGATCTGGGTTCGGGTGGTTCATCATAGGCTTGTTCTTCGGATTCATTTCCCTGCTCGCAGTTGGCCTAGCGCCTGGCCCTAAAAAAGCTGACCCCAATGCCCCCCACCCTGATACCCACGTTCGCTGTCCAGAATGCCGCGAGTTTGTCTACAAGGACGCATCGAAATGCAAGCATTGCGGCACCAAGCTCGTGCCACAGTAATCAAGCTGATTTGCGCCGGCATTCTTCTGCCGTTTGACGCCGCAGCCGCCCCAGTTGTCGGCATCAGCGATGGGGATACCCTGACCGTGCTGGAAGACCGCCGATCGGTGAAGATCCGCCTAGCCAACATCGACGCGCCGGAGAAGGCCCAGCCGTTCGGCCAGCGGTCCAAGGAATCCCTCTCGGAACTTTGCTACGGGAAGAATGCGAGCTACCAGGTGCAGGACATTGACCGGTACGGCCGAACCGTCGCTATAGTTACCTGTGCCGGCGTGCAGGCAAACCGCGCACAAGTCGAGCGAGGTCTCGCCTGGGTTTATCCGAAGTACAACAGGGATGAATCGCTCCCTCCACTGCAGGAGGATGCCCGAACCAGCCGGCGCGGACTGTTTGCCGATCCGGATCCAGTGGCGCCGTGGGAATGGCGAAAGAAGTAGATCGAAAGCTGATGAATCAACAAGTAAAAACTGTCGGCATCTCCGAGATCGAGAACCAAATTGAGCTGACGTCGTTCACTCAGAACCTTGCCCATCTCAATTCATTCGTTCTGCAGCTTCAGAAAGAACTCCTTTCTTCCGAGCCAAACGACAAGCGCATCGCGCACTTCATTGATGAAGCGACGGCATTGCAAGGCACGCTGGTCACGCAGCTAGTCCGTGTCCTAGCGATCAGTGGTCATGATGCGCCAAACGTGAAGTATCTCGACCAGCTTCTGATAAAGCTAGATTACGTGCGGGACTTGGCAATTGACAGGATTAGAAGCCTGGAGGCGAAGCGAGATAAGTTAACCGAGGACTATCATGGCGAATTAAGACGTCTGGACGAGCGCCGAGACACGATTGCGGCTTGGCTTGCAGAAGGCAACAATGCCGAGCGGTTTAGCAAGGCTTTTTCCAAGAGCCCGCCATCCTTGGATGAAATTGAAAAGTTCATGGCTCAAGACGCAGGCCAGCCGCCTGACGGCCCTGTTGACAACGGTGGATCTGGCGCGGAAGATGAAGAAATGGAAAAGCGAATTGCTAATCTCGAAAGTTTTGCGAATGATGCGCGCGAGCGCCTCGTTCGTATCGAGACTCGCCTTGACGGAATCGACATGCGCCTTAACGGCATTGAGTCCAAAATGGCAACTAAGGCTGACATCGCTGCCTTGGCTACAAAGACCGACATTGCGGGTATGGCTACAAAGACGGACATTGCAGAAGTCCGAGTCGAAATTCACAAGATGGATTCCAGCATTAAGACCTGGATGATCGTTACTGTCGTGGGCCTCTTCCTCGGCTTCGGCGGCATGATCTTCACATTGGGCAACTTTCTGAAACCTCTGTCCACAGCCTCAATTTCGCAAAACGGTGAAATAGGCGTTCAGTTGCCTAAAGCTCACCAACCGTCTCAGCAACCACCTCCGGCGACAAAGTAGACTTCCATTTGACGTAGAAGCCCGCTGCGAGCGGGCTTTTTCATTTCTATAATGACGCTGCTGGGCCGTGTCCTCTCGGTGGACGTCCTGGGGTCATCCCAGGAAGACGTGGAGGGTTCGAATCCCTCTCGCCCCAGCCACACCTAAGCCCGCCCAGAGCGGGCTTTTTTACGTCCACATAAATTTTCCACATTTCAATTTAAGCGCTACAACTTTTTCACCCCTTATTACAACTTTTACTTGCAATACAGAATCTGCTGTTGTAACCTGTAGTTGTAATTAATGCCGAGCAGCATGCATTCAGTTGAGCAACTTGATCGGGGGGTGGGATGAAAGGGAAACATGCAGCAACGCCGTGGCACTGCAAGCAATTGGTAGGCGTGGTTGAACGCGGCTTTGCAATCTTCCACACCAAGGAAAAGGACACTACCAAGACGACGCATCGCATTGACGATAACGGCGAGTTTTCCAAGGAAGATGCTGAATTCATCGTCCGCGCCTGCAATGCTCACGATGATCTGGTGAAGGCGTTGCGGGAATATGTGGAGCGGCATGAGGCGGAGTGTGATCCGTCCGGCTTGCCTGAATACGATCAGGCTCGCTCCGCCCTCGCCAAAGCAGGTGCCGCATGAGCCGCACAAACTTCGACCTCGACGATGAGCTCAAGCGGCGCGGCAATGCCGCAGTAGCGTACGCGCTCATGCTTGCCCGTAAGGCATTCCAAGAAGGACGTTTGGATGCCTACCAGCGCGGCTATTTCTACGGACAACTCCTCGTCGCCAAATGCGACCTCCGCGCCGAGAAATACATCGAGCAGGGAGCGCTCAACGAAATCAACTTTCTGAAAAATCTGGTGCGGAAAGGCGGTGCCGCATGAAGCGCTTCTACTCTGCCCTCGCCATCGTACTCATTTTTGCTGTCTACGGGATCGTCGGCACACTTGACCGCATCGACCAGGAGCGCGCAGAAGCACATCGCGCCGAGATCATAGCCGCAGCCAAAGCTGAATACAAACGCCGCCAGTGGGAAGGGCTCGAAGAAAAAGCCGAGTACCTCACCTTTCCTATAGCCGCCTACAACAAGTGACCGGCGCATGCGTGGACTCATCAAGTACTACCGGCAGTTCCGTCGCGGCTGCCGATTCTTACCTGCTATCCGGAGGGCATGGAATGTCTGGCACAGGGGCTTCTAAAGGCGGGATGAATGCGCGCTGGATAGCCATGCGCTGCAAGGAGCCTTTCTTCTGGCGATTCCTTGAGGAGGCGTTCAGCGAGGAAGTCGAGAGCGAGGAGGCCGCCGTTTCTGTCGTCTATATCTACGGTGGCGTCAGATCGCGCGCGGAGTTCGACATTGATCCGGCCGCGGCGGATCGCTTTCACATCGTATTCCGCCGTCCTTTTGCCGACTACTCGGATCGGCTCGCATCGCAACAAAACAATCGAAACAGGGAGTTCGTATGAAAACAGCCCAAGAAGCCGTCGGCTATGCCGTCAATTTTCTCTTCTCGCCCAGCGAGAAGTTGCTGAAAACCGATCCGACGATGGCGGAACTCGGCGCCGACAGTCTCGACATGATCGAACTCGCAATGCATGTAGAGGACGAGCTCGGGATCATCATCGTCGACCAGGACATTCCGACCAACCTCGAACTGCGCGTTTCCCAATACGCGGAGCAGATCGAGAAGCTCATCCCCGCCAAGAACAAAGTTCCTGCCTAAGGTGCCGCCATGTGGTTCAAGAACATTCAAATCTACATGCTGACCGCACCGTGGTCGATGACATCCGAGCAGCTGGAGGCCGCGCTGGCGCCGCAGGCATTTGTCCCCTGCGGTAGTCTAGATCTGCAGACGCAAGGCTGGGTCTCGCCCCGCGACAACGGCATGCTGGTGCACACGGTCAACCGCCAGATGCTGCTGCAGCTCGGCACAGAGAAAAAGCTCCTACCGGCCAAGGTCATTGCCGCGAAGACGAAGGAACGCGTTGACGAACTGGAAGTGCAGCAAGGCTTCAGGCCTGGCCGCAAACAGATCCGCGAGATCAAGGAACAGGTAACGGACGAGCTCTTGCCGCAGGCTTTCGCCGTCCGCCGGGACACGCGTGTCTGGATCGATCCGGTACATGGGCTGCTGGTTGTCGATTCTGCGGCACCAGCGCGCGCCGATGAAGTCTTCAAGATGCTGCTCAAGTCCCTGGAAGTCCTCCCCTTCGCCGCACTGCGCACCGAGCGTTCGCCGCTGTCCGCGATGACCGACTGGCTTGCTGCTGACGAAGCGCCGGCCGGATTCACCGTCGACCAGGACACAGAACTGCGCTCCAGCGGCGAAGGTAAGGCTACCGTGCGCTACCTGCGCCACACCCTGGAGCCAACCGACATCAACCGCCACATCGCCGCCGGCAAGCAGGTTACACGCCTCGCCCTCACATGGGCTGACCGTGTCTCTTTTGTGCTGACCGAGAAGCTGGCGATCAAGCGTATCGCGCCGCTGGATGTCCTAAAGGAAAACACCGACTCCAGCACGCAGAACGAGGATGAGCGCTTCGATAGTGACTTCCTCCTGATGGCTGGTGAACTGGCCAAGCTAGTTGACAACCTTGTCACGGCGCTTGGCGGGCAAGAAGCCCAAAGCAAGTAATACCGGCTTTACATCTACAACGAGATCGGCAGGGAGAACCATGATCACCACTGAAGTTCGCCATTTTCACTTCTGCTGCGGCATCGGCGGCGCAGCCAAGGGCTTCAACAAGGCAAACCCACGCGTTGGCAACGTGCAGGCGACCTTCCGCTGCCTCGGCGGCGTAGACGTCGACGCATCTGCAATCCGAGACTTCAATCGTCTGGTCGGGGTGCCGGGCACGGTAATGGACCTGTTCACTCGAGACCAGTACATCCGGTTCCACTGTAAGGAGCCGCCGCCAGAGTGGCGCGAGATGGGGCCGGCAGACATCCGGCGCGCCGCCGGTAACGAGCGCCCGCATATCGTATTCATCTCATCCCCGTGCAAGGGTGCTTCCGGGCTGCTATCCGAAGCGACCAGCAAGACGCCAAAGTACCAGGCGCTCAACGAGCTGACGCTGCGCTGTATCTGGCTGATGTCCGAGGCTTGGCAGGACGACCCGGTAGACCTGATCGTGTTCGAGAACGTGCCGAGACTGGCCACACGCGGCCGGCACTTGTTGGACCAGATCAACCAGCTCCTGCAGCGCTACGGCTACGCGGTTGCTGAAACGACACACGACTGCGGCGAACTGGGTGGTCTGGCGCAGTCCCGCAAGCGCTTCCTCCTGGTCGCGCGCCACGCCGAGAAAGTGCCGCCGTTCCTGTATGAGCCTGAAAAGAAGAGCTTGCGTGCCGTCGGCGACATCCTCGGCCGCATGCCGTTCCCGGGTGACGAGGTAGGCGGCCCGATGCACCGAATTCCGCGCCTGCAGTGGAAAACGTGGGTTCGCCTGGCGTTCGTCGAAGCCGGCAGCGACTGGCGCAGTCTGAACAAGCTGGCTGTCGAAAATGGCCACCTTCGCGACTATCTGATCCTGCCGGAATACCGTTCTGACTATCTGGGCGTCAACCGCTGGGAAGAACCGGTCGGAGCGGTGTCCGGACGTGCCGGACCGAGCAACGGCGCCTATTCAGTGGCCGACCCACGTTTCGATCAGTCCAAGAAATGGAACGACGGGCAAGCTTATGGTGTGCGAATGTGGCAGGAGGCAACAGGGACGATTGCAGGGCAGCAGACTCCAGGTCAAGGCGCATATTCGGTAGCGGATCCGCGCTCCAGTGGCGAGCACCACAAGAACGTGTACCGAATTGTCGCGTGGGACCAGGCATCGGGCACCGTAACCGGCGGATTCAAGGCAAGCAGTGGCGGAGGTGTCGCCGATCCTCGCCCGCCATCCGGACCACTGTTCAGCAAGTATGCGGTGACCGAGTGGAATCAGCGGACAGGTACGGTGATCGGCGGCGATGACTCTGGCGCCTACGCTGTCGCGGATCCTCGCACGGGAAAATCCAGCCATTCCGGATTCGGTGTGACCGAATGGAACGAACCGGCCGGGACCGTGGCCGGAGAATCCCTGCCGTCGAACGGACAGTTTGCCGTCGCCGATCCACGTCCAGGGTGGGACCGGCACGCCGGCAACCTGGTCGTGACCGACTGGAATGGCCCCTCGAACACGGTAATTGCAGGCGGCAAGGGTGTTCAAGGCGGATGGCTGTCCGTCGCAGACCCGCGCACTGGCATGACCCGTGAAAAGGGCGACAACTACCTGACGGCCGGGCATTACGGTGTGATCCCGTGGGACCAGCCGAGTGGCGCGGTCAGCGCGGCAGCCGGGCACGACAACGGCCGCTGGTCGGTCGCTGACCCCCGCATCGACGTCCTCCCGGCGCTCGATCAGAAGACTGTGGCAATTATCCGCGCGCTCGACGGTACGTGGCACCGCCCGTTCACCACCTTGGAGCTGGCGGCCCTGCAGTCGCTGATCGAGCCGGAAGAATTCCTCCTGCTCGACGGCATGAGCGACAGCCTATGGCGTGAGCACATTGGAAACCTCGTGCCGCCGGATGCCGCGACCGCTATTGCCGACGTTATGGGTACAACGCTTCTCCTCGCGTGGTCCGGCGAAACGTTCGTTCTCAGCGCCACGCCGGTATGGGTTCGCAATGTCGCGATTGCGCTGTCTCTTTCCCAGAAGGACGCAGCATGACACTCACCAAAGGACGCATTGACCGCGCCGGGGTCATCAAATTCAACGATGCCAGCCTTACCGTCTGGGAGGAAGGCCTCGCCGACGCGCGCAGGAATGGTGGCTGGGACAGCGAACAGCGCTGGAGACGACAGTTCAAGCGGCAGGTATTCGCACGCGTCGTTCAACAGCTGCGTCGTCTTGGCTGGGATTGCGTCGTTCCAGAGGAAATGATCAAGCAGTACAGCCTGGACTTCGCACGAGACCATCGGTATTGCCGAAAAGGTGATCTGCAGGCAGACCTGTCCATAAGTGGACGATGCATTGAGTTCGAGATGTTCCAGAACGTGAATGCACCCGATCGCCCAGATCATGGTGGCCGCTACCAGAACGATAAGGAAAGGCACATGCCGTACTTGATGCGCCTCGAAATGGAGCGCACGCGTCGAAGGATCCGTGATTACCTCTGCAACGTTTTCACCGAGTACGTGTTCGATCCGCCAAAGCCAAAGCTTGGCTTCAATGGCGTCACGGCGGTGGAGTATGCCGCCTATGAACGCCGCACCACGGGGCATTACGTTGCCGAGCTTGATCGCGCCAGGATCAGCAATCCAGGCTATGACGACAAGTCGGCCGATGGTCACAAGCTCGAGCACGGCATGCGCGCCTACGGGAAGGATCGCAAAGGTCGAATCATCGTGGGGACCTTGCTGTATCGCCTCGGCGGAAACTGGACGCTGGTGACTGGTCGCTATGGCCTGACATACCTCTATCACAACGAAGTATGGGTCGAGAATCCCGGAAATCTGCGCGTCAAGCGCAACACTGTCGAGCGCCGGAAACGCCTCGAGGCTGAACTGCACAAGGCGGTCACCGCCATGAAGTTCGAGCGCGCCGCCGTGCTGCGCGACATCCTGTTTCCAGGTGATCAGACGCTGTATGTCGTCTGGAACAACGAGCGCCAGCTCTACCACTGCACCGGCTTTCGCGGATACACCGCCGATCACTCCAAGGCTGGCAAATTCACGGCGGATGAGGTTCGAGGCTGGGATTGCAAGCCGAACAGGGTAATCCCTTTGCAAGCAGATAAGGAAGCCGCATGAACCAGCTCAAAGTAAAGCGCCTTCATCCTGAAGCCATCATCCCGAAGTACGCACCTCTGGCGCCGCATGCTTTGACTTGCATGCCTGTATTCCTGAAATGGAGCGCGGTCCGGCAAAGCTCGATCCCAGCGTTGCCAGGACCTTCAGGACAGGTCTTTCCTTCGAGATCCCGTCTGGCTGGGTAATGCTGATCTACTCGCGTAGTGGGCACGGATTCAAGCACGGAGTTCGCCTTGCCAACGCCGTCGGTGTCATCGATTCCGATTACCGCGGCGAAGTTCAGGTGAAGCTGGTCAACGACGGCGGGATGCCGTTCTATGTGAACAAGGGCGATCGCATTGCACAGGCCATGCTCGTTCCCGTCCAGCAATTCCAGCTGGCGGAAGTCGAGGACCTGAGTGAAACGGCGCGCGGCGCCGGCGGATTTGGGAGCACTGGATCATGAGCCTTACTGCAGAACAAAAGCGCGCCGCATTGAAAGGCGTGGACATTCTGGATCCTGAGCAGGTATTTGACGCAGTTGCTGCCGCCCTCTCCCATCTCACGCAGAAGCTGGTTGGCGAAGTCCAAGCAATGCCTGGTGCGGAGGGCTTCACAACTGCGGTGTTCGTAGCTGATGAAGTCCCTGCCGGAACCAAGCTCTACACCCACTCCATCGCAAGCGGGATGGATGCGGAAGTACTCGCATGGCCACCTGAGTTGACGCCCGACCTTGAAGAAGTGCTCGGCTGGCCGAACTTCCGCTGCGGCCCGGTTGCTCACCTGTTCCAAGCCGCTGGCTACGACATCAAGAAGAAGGCCGAGAGCGAGCAGGCATTTGTCCTGCACTGGCTTGCATCGCTGGTGCTGAAGCATGGCGAAAACTGGCGCGACAAGGCATCTGAAAAGCTCCGCGAGCTGCAGGATCAGGTCGCCGCCCTCTCGAAGAAGGGGGACGGAAAGTGAACCCGCGCATCTACAAGAAGCAGGCAAAGCGCTCAGTTGAACTCCTGCGATCGCATGAAGGCTGGACCATGCCACTCAAGAACATGGAGATATACGGCCCGTCACGCCACGATCATCCATACAGCGGCTGGAAAAGCAATATTGGAATAGATGGCTCTCCCGTCCTCGGCTACTGGTCATCGACGATGGACGGCCGCGAATGGGATGAGCGCTGTGCGCGTAGTGAGTGGTGCGATCTCCATTACTGGACGTTTGTTGTTCCGGAGGATCATTTCAAAACTGGCAATGAGCCTCTGCCGAAGATGACTATTCAGCAGTGCCGACAGCGCTTCTCTACAAAGATGATTGCCACAGGTTGGCGTTGGCGTGGCAATCGAGCAATCAAGGATGATCGCAATGTCTGACCACAAACAAAACGTGAGTGCGCCGGCGGAGTCGGAACTGAAGCCGTGCCCGTTCTGCGGCGGCGACGCATGTCTGGACCAAGTCGACAGCGACGACTGCTGGTCTGTAGGCTGCGAAGCCTGTGACTTTCAGCTTATGACCGGCGAGTGGAACTTGGGCTGGCACAAGTCGAAAGAGAAGGCCATCTCCGCCTGGAACTACCGCGCCCTTATCGCCTCTGCGCCAGCATCGACAGCGCAGCCCCCTAGCATTGGCGAGATTACTGCGTCCCATATCGCCGCGCAGCTTCATTATCCGGAGCATTGGGATACGGCAGCGTACCCGACTGTGGCGGATGCCTTTATTGAGGTCATTGCGCACTTCCAATGCACAAGCGAGGATCATGCGGCAGCGCAGCCTGACACTGCTTACACCTACGCAAGTACACAGGCGACGAATTGCGCCGGGTGCGGACAGCACAAGCATACACCGCTGCGTATTGACGCGATGGGAGGCTATGTGTGCCTGACCTGCATCGACCAGAAACTAGGCTCCATGCTCGGAGAGTTTGGCTACGAGCAGCCTGACACTGCGGAGCGGCAGGCGTTTGAAAAGTGGGCGGTTAATTACTGTGCGCCATTGGTCAAGAAGGGCGAAGTTCTGCGGCGCTCCCCAGATGGCACCTATGCGATGTTCTCCGTTCAATGGAATTGGGATGCATGGCAAGCTCGTGCCGTCCTCACCGCCCCGCAGGATGCGCAGGAGCGGGATGCAAAGCGACTTGCGTACATTTTGGAATGCTGCCCTCCTTCTGACTGGGCGTTGCTTGGGGCGCTCAGTGCAGACAATGCCCGCGCAAAAATTGATGACTGGATGGCGCATGATGCCGCCCTCACCACCGCACAGCCATCCAAGCCGCAGGATGCGCGGCAAGCCACAGATCATCTATCCGACGAGGTGCGCGCCATCATGGAAGATGCGCGATATGTGGCATCAATGTTCCACGCAACGACAGTAGAGACTGAATCGGATGCTTACGACATTTCCGATACGGTCGTACAGCGAATAGACGCGCTGTTAAACAGACCTTCTACATCTAGTGCAGGTGATCAAAGCACTGCACAGCCAGCGGATAAGCCGACACTGATCTGTAACTCGTGTGGCGCTGATCGTTTCAAGGAAGATTGTAAAGGCGCGCGTGAGAGTTGCCCGATTAAAGGAGTCGCACTGTGAACGAATCCGTACGTATTGCCGAACTCGAAGGAAAGCTGGATGCAATTGCCGCCGCCCTTGGGATGCCAGCCGAAAGTTGGCGAATTGCTGGCTGTGACGTTCTCGCGCATCAGGTGGCAGACACCGTTCGGAATAGCCGCAAGTGGTTTGGAGAACTCCTGCAGGCTCGTGCATCCATTGCAGCAGCGGATAAGCCGGAAGGCAAGGCCGAGCAGCAGGCGGAGCCGGTAGCGTGGCTTGCGACGGATTTGGATGGCCGTGGCGATGTGGCATTCACCAAAGAAGAAGCGCGGCGGCGAGCAGGGGAAGGCTGCACGTACTTCTACCCGCTGATTGAACCTGTCGCCCACCCACCCGCGCAGCCGCAGCAAGGGCTGACGGATGCCGAAATCCTAGATGCCGTGAAAACAGCGCTTCCTGAGTTCCGACATCATGACGACTATCTGCTGTCGCCTACGGCATCGCTGATGAGTAGCGACAGCCACGAAATCATCCATATCGATACAGCATGCAAGATCGTCCGCGCCCTTCTCTCCCGCCATAAGGTGAGCGGGGAGGATAAGGAAGGAGGATGAAAAGAATGAATGGTTTTCACTTTTCGCAAAGTGCACCCGTAAGTGCACCTGAGCAGCCACTAACCGAGCGCGTCGCTGCGCTTGAAAAACAGAACGCCGACCTGCTGCTGGCGCTGCAGGATGCCTATGAAGCGGCTGCGCAGGTAGTGGAGAACTTGCACCCCTATGTGTTCGTCGGGCACATGAACGATTACCGCAGGAACCAGGCCGATGCTGCGAAGGCCATTCGGGCACTGAAGCGCACCCCTACTGCTGCCAACGCAGGCGGTCAGCAGGATGATGAACTGCGTTTCAACGCCACGCGCTTGCGAAACGTGGCAAAGCTGGTGGGGCTGGGAAGCGCCGTGCCGCAAGATGATGCAACGCTAGACTGGGCGCGTGGTTCGGTGCTGGGAATGATCGCTGGCAAGCTGCGAGCAACTGCCACCAGCGCAGGCTATCGCATGGACCCTGCATTCGCTTGCCCTGACAGTGCCAATGGGTGCGATGCGCTTTGTGACCACGCCAGCAACACACCTGCTGCTGTGGGCGGCGCAGATGAACTGCCCTGGGTGAGCGTAACTGAACGGCTGCCTGAGCAAGACGCGGACGTGCTGGTGTATAGGCCCCATGCCGCAGACGCGCCCGCTTTCGACCCGACATTTTGCATTCGAAACTACATCGGCGGCGGCAAGTTTTCCGGCGAACACGCTGTGACGCACTGGCTACCCCTGCACACACCTGCTGCCAAGGGTGCGGGTCAGGAAGGCGGCAAGGCATGAGCACAAAAGCCACCATCGCCCACGGCGAGCGGTTTCACTTTTACAAGGACGGCATGCCCGACATGCGCGGGCTGGTCTGCCTGGAAATCAGTGGCGCCGAAATCGAGTTCGACAGCCAATCGAAGACGGTCACGATTTTTCTGCCAGAGCAGCAGGCGGGCGAAATGTTCGCGGCCATCGCCAGGGCTACTGCCCAGGGGGCAGGTGATCTATGAAAGCGGCGCGCAATTCGCAGGTTGGCGATAAGGTTTGCACGGACTTTTCAGGCCGCCTGACGGTGCACACCATCGTTGACCGGCGCGACGGCTGGCAGTCGCAGAGCCGCATCGGCTTCAAGCTGTCGCCGATTGTTCCAGGTTCGCAGGGCAGCTGGATCGATGCGGACTGGTTCGTGCCATTCAACACACCTGCTGCCGGATAGGCAGGCGATCAACGAAGGGAAGACATGAGAAAGGACACTGAAGTGCGCGAGCACAAAGACAAGAGCGATGCCGAACTGGCCGCCGATGCGCGAATGGTTGTGCAGGAGCTTTCAGCCCTGCTGACCGAGTTCAAGCATCGCGGCATCGAATGGGATGCCAGAGCCTACGCCAGCGGCAGGATGGAAATCGACATCTACCGCAACAGCCGGGAAGACCTGTAAGCACAACAGACCACCTGCCGAACAGGCGGCAGGACACAGATGAAAGGCCAACCATGACCACCGACAAGCAGATGGAAAGGGAGCGTGCGGAGTTCGAGGACGCGTACAAAGAGCGATTCCCTTGCATGATCAGCAGCATGCATAAATTTGACCGTGATGCAGATGGCGACTACAGGGGTAGCAGCGTTTTCGCCGCATGGGAAATGTGGCAAGCCGCTCGCCGCTCCCAAGGGCGGGAAGTGCCGGAGGGTCAATCAGTCCACGAATGGTTCGGCCTGACCTATGCACAGTTCCTCACCCTGCCCCGCGTCATCATGGAAGCCATGCCGATGGAATGGCAACTCAAAATGACGGTGCTTCTGGATGAAATGGACGCCGCATTCGACTGGCTGCCAGCCAGCGGGAACATGTATTACGTCCGCGTCGGCAAGCCTATCGAGTGGCCGTATGAAGATGATGACGGCAATCCCATTGAGCCAACGCTGCAAGAGCCTGACGCCGACTTGTGCAACTATCGCCGGCCTCGCATTGAGCATCGAAGGAAGATCGCCACCGGACCTGGTGAAGGGAGAGAGAATCCAACCATGGTTCCATTTTCAAACCAGCCAATCCAAAAAAAGAATGGATCGACATGATGTGGAACTCCGTCTGGTTGCAGTTCAATATCGACATGGCACAACGGCCGAAGTTCAAGCGGCAAGCCGGCTAGGCACCAGGAGGGAAGAATCGTGGCAGCAGTATTGAAGCCGATCTACATCGACCTGCCGGACGTGTCGGCAGCGGTATCGCTTGGCGAGACCACAATCCAGAGAATGATTCGCGAAGGCGAGTTCCCTGCACCTCGACAGCTATCAGGTCGCAGAGTCGCCTGGCTCGTGAGAGAAATTGAGGAGTGGGCAGAAAACCGTCCGGTCTCAGACTTACCGCCTCCGCCGAATACAGGGAAGCGCAAGGATGGGAAATAACGGGAAATGACGTCGCGGAATTCGACCTACACCATCGCTCAGTGGTTGGGGGCCACGAAAAGCCAAGTTGCTAGACTGAACTTAGCTGTCCCGCACGGCTTACCCGACCATGATATTCCCTGATCGCAAATGGCAATCGCTTGTTACGGCGCTCCTGAGAATGTCCCTTCATTAGTGAAAACAGGATGCGCCCCGGATATTCAACGGCGTTAAGGTGGTCACGGATCGTCGTTTCGTCCCACTCAAGACGGCTCAGGTACTCGTTCACAAGGCTGAAGATCGATACGGAGTTGATAGCATTATTCACATAACTGTGATGAATCACGTACTCGGTATCCATGATTCCTTTCACCGCCTGCTTCAATGCATCCCCATTAAAGCTTGGGTTTGACAATCGATCAAATATTGCAGCTGACTTCTGCTTGATCATTAAGTAGAACAGCACTAACGGGAGGTGCATCGGTTCACCTTGCGGCCAACTGAAGGCGAGCGCTTGCAGTGCCGACGCAATTTGATCTTGGCAGCGAAAGCTGATCCCGAAAGCGGCCGAGAATTCGGTGAATAACACGTGCGCGTCAGGAGTACTACCGTATGTGTTGCTATAGACACCTGGATCGAGCGGAGAAAAGAAGCGATCGAAAGCAATCAAGGCATGGCGCTCGAAAAGAACCTCGGTATATCGCACAGCATTGGGTTGCGGAAGAACGTACTCCTGATCGAAGAATCGTTTCAGGTATGACTCCGCGTCAAACTTCTCTCCGTACACTGCGCCGATCGAATGTCCAAGCTGGTCGAGGTTCGTCGCAGTGATAAAGTAGATGCCATGCACACCGAATAGGTGCTTGATGCCTTCAAGCAGCTCAATCGCGTAGCTTGGGCGACAACGATCTAATTCATCGACGAACACAAACATAGGCAACTGAACATTCGGCAGATCCTCCAAAGCAGAAACGAGCCTTCCAAGTCGTAATTTGAAGATTCTGATCGTTTCTCGTTTGCTTAAGTGCTCCTTTATCGCCGCTTCCGCGCACTTGGAAACAATGGACTTTATATCGTTCACCGCCGTCTCAGCGCGTTCGGCTCCGGAATCTTCGGAATCCTGGTCAATGTCAACATCATCCTCCGCAAGCGCTTCCTTTATCTGATCGATCGATATACCCGTTAGATTTTTTGTCAGCACACCAACAAGGCCCATGCTGACCGGCTTTACGAGCTTCTTCACCACGCTCAGGGTGCGATCAATCTGACGGGCGATTGCGGGAACATTCTTGAAATGAGACTTCAGTGCATCGTCCATGGACGCAATGAAACCGATAAGTGGATCCTCGGAAAAGTCGTTCGCCCAAGCATCAAAATGGACGATGGGATGTCCCGCCCTCTTAAGATCGTTACTCCACCGTTCAATAAAAAAGGTTTTCCCGAACCCCCAATTGGCTCGTACGTTCAACACCAAGGTGTCCTGTTTCTTCGCGGTTCTCGCAAGGGTGTAGCGCTTCTGCAGGTAATTCGTCAGGAATCTGGCGCACTCCTCACGGTCAAGCTTGTCATCAGTCCACAGCTTCGTCACATCAATCTCCAAATTAATTAGTCGGCCGATTCACCGTGGAGTCATTACCCACGTCTCCCAACAATCTCCTCAAGCTTGGCATCGAGACGGGAAAGCCACTCCCGGCGTTCCTTGTCGTAGGTGTGGCGGTTATACACACCCTTCACACCAGGCTGCATATGCCCAAGAATCGCCTCGGCAACGGGGTCAGGGCAGCCCAGCGCCGCAAGTAGCGTCCGCGAGGTACGGCGCAGATCATGAGGCGCCCAGTGCGTCACTGGTAACCGCGGCCGCTCCTGCTCTGGTCGCGTCTTCGAATATGGCATGTGGTACCAAACCGCCGTCTGTATCATTTTCTGCTGCACGTGCTCAACTTCTCCACGCATCGCAGGGAAAATGTACCCCCCCTTCGCCGTGGATAGCCTGCGTCGCACGATCCTCTCCGCGCGACCGATCAGCGGCACACGTAGGTCGGTGGCATTCGATATGCGTGCGTTCTTAGTCTTGGCCTTCGGGATGGTCCACCACAGTCCGTCCGCCTCTTCAGTGATTTCTTTTGCCTCCATCGCACATATTTCGGAGCCGCGCGTGCATGTCCAGGAATACAGCGTCAGGGCGTCCTCGATAGTGCGCGTAAAGTTCGGCAGCCAGGCAAAGAGATCCCGTAATTCTTGCTCCGAAAGGTGCCGCTTCGCAGTGCCGATCTTCTCGCCAGCAATCGCCTTGCCCTTGCTGCGGAGTTTCCCCCGTAAGATTTGCCGCCACCAGTTCGGCGTCGTGTCAGGCAACTTCCCTGCGTCGATGGAATAGTCCCATGCTGCTGCCAATTCAGTGCGCAACTTGGCGCACTGCACCGGATGATCGAAATGGCGCTCGAGCAAATCGAATGCGTTGGCTCGTGTGTAGGTAGCCGCCGGCAGATCTGCGTGGTCGCCGAGCATCGTATCAAACGTCCTGCGCACCTCTTTCGCCCCTTTGGGCTTGCGATGGCGATCGATGTATCCGTCCAGGTACAGGTCACACACCTTCCGAACAGTAAAGGCAGCGTTGCGCTTCTCTTCGCGACGCAGCTCCACTGCGGCTCGCGCCTCGACACGAGCGTTCCGCCGCTCAAGCGCCGGATCCGCTCCATTCTTCCGAGCTTTCGACAACTCCTCCCATTCGGACATGGCTTTGGCGATCGACATGGCCGGCCATTCCCCGATCTTGACCTGGCGCATTTTCTGATCGACTGGGCTCTTGTAACGGTAGGTCCATGCCTTGGTACTATTCGTGGCTTCCAGGCGTAGCCCGGGTGCGCCATCAATGGTAATGTGTGCACCCGGCGCCAGCAGCTTTGCTTCCCGCGCGTCGAAATTCATGCATCCCTCACGGCGTAACTTTTATTGATCCGCGGAGATTGTAGCGTAACTTTTGAAATACCAACCCAAAAACCTACGCCATTTTGTGGAGTGTTGCGGGGTGCTGTGGAGTGTAGTGGTTAGTAGGCCAAAAACAGGAAACAGGCAAAAAGAATTGAGTAATCAGGCACTTAAAGAGATTTCCACGGAAAAACAAGGATTTACCGAGGCGGACATTTCCAGACACACGCCGATGATGCAGCAATACTTGCGCATCAAGGCCGATCACCCGGACATGCTGGTGTTCTACCGCATGGGGGATTTCTACGAACTGTTCTTCGACGATGCGGAAAAATCCGCGCGCCTGCTGGGCATCACGCTGACGCAGCGTGGCGCATCGAACGGCAATCCGATCAAGATGGCCGGCGTGCCCTTCCATTCGGTCGAACAGTACCTTGCCAAACTGGTCAAGCTGGGCGAATCGGTCGCGATCTGCGAGCAGATCGGCGATCCCGCCACCAGCAAGGGTCCGGTCGAGCGCAAGGTGGTGCGTATCGTGACGCCGGGCACGCTGACCGACTCCGACCTGCTGCCCGAAAAGGCGGAACGTCCCCTGCTCGCGCTCTGTATCACATCGCAGCGCAAGAACGTGACTGTCGGCCTGGCATGGCTGTCGATGGCGAGCGGTTCGCTGCGGGTGATGGAATTCAACGGCGACGCCCGGAGCTTCGATGTCCGTCTCAAGCAGGAACTCGAGCGCATCGCACCAGCCGAAATCCTGGTCGCCGACAACCCGGACCTGTTCGCCGTCCAGACATCGACCAGCAAGTTCACCAACGTGCCGGACTGGCACTTCGACCTCAACGCCGGCACGAAGGCGCTGCAGGAACAATTATCGGTCGCCACGCTGAGCGGTTTCGGCGCCGACGGCCTGAGTGCCGCCATCGGCGCGGCAGGCGCACTGTTGCGCTACGCGCAGTCGACGCAGGGCAAGGGCTTGCAGCATGTGCGCACGCTCTCAGTCGAATCCGAAAACGAATTCATCGGCCTCGATGCATCGACCCGCCGCAATCTGGAACTGACGGAAACCTTGCGCGGCCAGGAAGGCAACACCGCCGCGCCTACCCTCTTTTCCCAGCTCGACCATTGCCGAACGGCGATGGGATCGCGCATGCTGCGGCACTGGCTGCACCATGCCCGGCGCGACCAGGACGTTGCGCGTGCCCGCCATGCCGCCATCAATGCCCTCATGCGTGCGGACGCCGCCTCCGGCCTGTCCGCAGCGCTGGCCGCGGTGCCCGACATCGAACGCATCACGACCCGCATCGCCCTGCTATCGGCCCGCCCGCGCGACCTCGCCGGCATGCGCGGCGGCTTGCAGCAACTGCCGTCGCTGCGCGCCTATGTCGCCATGTGCAACAAGGATGCCGATGCGCCCCTGCTGCGCACCATCCACGACGCCATCGCCACGCCGTCCGAAGTCCTGGAATTGCTGGAACGCGCCATCGCCCTCGAGCCGGCCGCCATGGTGCGGGACGGCGGCGTCATCGCGCGCGGCTTTGATGCCGAACTGGACGAACTGCGCGCCCTTTCCGAAAACGCAGGACAGTTCCTCGTCGATCTCGAGACGCGCGAACGCGCGCGTACCGGCATCGCCAACCTGCGCGTCGAATACAACAAGGTGCACGGCTTCTATATCGAAGTCACCCATGGCCAAGCCGACAAGGTGCCCGAGGATTACCGCCGCCGCCAGACACTGAAGAATGCCGAACGCTACATCACGCCCGAGCTCAAGGCCTTCGAAGACAAGGCGCTGTCGGCACAGGAACGTGCGCTCGCCCGCGAGAAGTTCTTGTACGAGCGCCTTCTGAACGACCTGGCGCCGCATATCGGCATGCTGCAATCGATCGCCCAGGCGCTGGCCCAACTGGACGTGCTGGTGGCGCTCGCCGACCACGCGATGCGCAACAACTGGTGCGCCCCCCAGCTTGTCGCCGAACCGACCATCCTGATCGAACAAGGCCGCCACCCAGTCGTCGAAAACCAGATCGAACGCTTCATCGCGAACGACTGCGAGCTCAGCAACGAACGCAAGCTCCTGCTGATCACCGGCCCGAACATGGGCGGTAAATCGACCTACATGCGGCAAGTCGCGCTGATCACCCTGCTCGCTTATGTCGGCAGTTTTGTCCCCGCCAACAGCGCCGTCGTCGGGCCGATCGACCGCATTTTCACCCGTATCGGCGCCGCGGACGACCTTGCCGGCGGCCGCTCCACCTTCATGGTGGAAATGACGGAATCGGCCGCCATCCTCAATGGCGCGACAGAACACTCGCTGGTCCTGATGGACGAAGTCGGCCGAGGCACGTCGACTTTCGATGGACTTGCGCTGGCCTGGGCGATCGCGCGCCACCTGATCGAAACCACGCGCAGCTTCACACTGTTCGCCACGCATTACTTCGAACTCACGCAACTGCCCGAAACGCATCCCACCGCGGCCAACGTCCATCTGTCGGCCGTCGAGCACAAGGACAGCATTGTCTTCCTGCATGCCGTGCAATCCGGCCCCGCGTCGCAAAGCTACGGACTGCAGGTGGCCCAGCTGGCCGGCGTGCCGCAATCCGTGATCAAGGCCGCGCGCAAGCATCTTGCCGCACTCGAAGCCCACTCCGTGCAGGCAACCCCGCAATTCGACCTCTTCGCCTCGGCAGCTGCTTTCGCGGACGAACCCGAGGATGAGCCAGAACGCCGCGACGATCCCGCGGTCACAGCGGTGGTGGACGAGCTTGCGGGGATCGATCCGGATGCATTGTCGCCCCGTGAAGCACTTGACGCACTGTACCGCCTGAAGGCCTTGGTCGAAAAACAATGA